CACCAAAGTATCAATCAAATATCTATAAAGAATATGAAAATATTATTAATCATGATGCAGATGATGAAAATGAAATTATTGATTGGAACAGCAATACTACACCAAAAGAAATTAAAAAATATTTTAATTGCGGATGTTGTGATAATTGTGAATGCGATGATAATAAAGCATGTACAAATTGCAATTGTAATTGTAATTGCGATGAAATAGAAGATGAATGTGATTATGAATCGGATGATAATTTAACTATACATCCAACAAAAGCAGATACTAAAAATACATCTTTGAATATAAATGATTTTAGCATTAGTGTAGTAAATAAAAAAGAAAAGAAAGTTAGAATAAGTTTAGAATTAATGTTTAAACAAGAACTAATTTCTATTAATTTTGATATAAATAAATTAACATACTTGAAAATAGCAGATGAATTAATATAAAATTAATATAAAATTAATATAAATTTATTCTAAATTTTTAATTGGAATATCAGTGTTCATAATATTTGGATATAATTTATTTGTAAAAATAGCACACAATTTAATATGCACTTTATCACATTTTAATGTAACTGTGTTAAAATCTAATAATGATTTTAAACTATCATCTAGTCTCACCCAATTTAACATTAATCGTCTTTCATGTAGTAATGTTATAATTGTATTTGAGGAGGATGATTTTAAATAAGCATAAATATCACTAATACGAAGATGGGCATTCTTAATATCAAGAGGTGTTACTATTTCTCTGGGCATATTATGAAGTAATGTTTTCTTTTTATAATATAGCCCTCTGATAGCAAACATAATATCTTTATACTCTTTTGGAAGAATATCATAAAGTTCTTTATTTTGAGGCCGTCCTGTTTTTAATGAATATAATATTTTAAATAATTCAAATAATTCAGATGTGCACACCTTAAACACTGCATCAATCATTCCAACTGTATCATATGATTCTGTTGGATTAAGAGGATTTACTATTTTTTTAAGATTATAATTAGTTGGATTTTGATTGAAAAAATCAATTAGTTTATCATTTTGATACAAATATATAAAACCCTTAAATATATTTCTTTCTTGACCCAATGCCTGTGCAAATAGATAATTATAAGTTTGTAGTTTAATCAAATGATATTTATTAGTTAGAGGATCTAATTGACGTATAACAACACCTTCACTCTGAGGAGGTGTATCGTATTTAATAGTTTTATTAAACTCAATAAAATCTTCAAATGTTCCTAGTCTTTCAGGAACAAAAATGAAACTATCTGAATTTGTATCATATGATGCAAAATTAACTTTATCTGCTTCATAAATATCTAATTCTCTCATCATTGAGTCTCTAATTGTCGTTAAACAAAGACGACTATAGTTATGACCAAAATTATTTGTATAATTAATAACTTGGTTGTTTTGGTGATGAATTAATACAAAATAATATGATAGTGATTTATCTAATTTATCGCAAAAACTATTAAAATCTTCATAACCTGCACTTTTTAATACTTCCACAAACATCTCATAATGAGACTTTTGACTTGTTGTGTCACATGGATTAAATACTGAATCATATGAGTTTAAACAACGACGTGTTGAAACAAACCACTTATCATTATGATAAAATACTGACAAAAAAGTGCCCTCATAACATGTTGTAATAATAGTTGGATTTGATGGGTCTGATGGATTTGCTAACATAAAATCTAAACCTTCTTTATTTTCACGAGGTGTCTCACAACTATATGCTTTAATTTTTAATGTTTGTCTGTCGATTACTAAAGAACGAACTTCTCTTTCCAATTCTGTTGTAATAGGAGTTTCATATTTATGATATAAAAGCATTAATCCTTCTTCCACATAGTCTTTAGTAAGGACACCCTGAGCAAACAAAGTTTTACGTAATTGTTCAAGGTCATTATCGCAGGCTTCTAAATATGATGTAATTAAAAATGTTGGTGTGTTCATTATTATTATTATATATCATATCTTTATATCTTTAATCAAATAATATCAATTTTTTTTATTTGTTAATTTTAAGTTAATATTTGGTTAAAGATATAATCAAATATTAAACTAAATTAAACTAAATGTCTTTTAAACATATTCTTAATAGAGGTACAGGTGCAGGTGGTGCAAATACAGTAAAAAGTGGTATATTATTTGAAAACAAAATATTAAGTGAAAATAGGTTATTAAGAATGGGTTATAAAAAACGTATTATAAATAGTAAAATTAAAAATGGCTATTATTTAGAACATATTAAAAATAAAAATGAAAAACATATCCACTTAACACAAACAGCTTTTAAGTTATATTTTAAAGAACATTTTAATATTCAAACTTATCGAAAACCTGATGAAGCCTATTTAATTATTAAAAATAATAAATATTATTTAAAAATCTTAGAAAAGAAGAATCAAAATGTTGAAGGTAGTATTGAAGATAAATTAAAAACTGGTAATTTTAATAAAAAAGAATATGAATTAATGCTAAATAGTAAAAAACATCAAACACACATGTTTAATATTTCTTATGCTTTTAGTGTAAGCAAATTTTTACAAGATAAATTTGAATCTGGTATTTTAAAATATGTCAATATTAAAAAAATAATGGCACAAGATAATATTCAAATTTTTTATGGTGCTGAAACAAAATACTTTGATGTATTAATTAAATGGTTTCGTAATGTTTAAACTAATGCACATCACTCTAAATATTGAATAAAACAATGATATTATAATATATTATATTTGATGTGATTTTTTTGTCTTATCATTATATTCAGTTGTGGGTCTATAATAAATCATAACTTGTTGGGTTGGTTGCAACAGGGGTTCTGTCGCGAGCAAATCCTTTAGTGGGGACGGATGATTTGGATGACTTAAATAGTTCATCATAAATTGATGATTGTGATTCAGCCACAACTGGTTTATCATCACGAGTAGATGTGGGGGGGAATAGAGCTTTGGATGATCCTTTAGTGGGGACGGATGATTTGGATGACTTAAATAGTTCATCATAAATTGATGATTGTGATTCAGCCACAACTGGTTTATCATCACGAGTAGATGTGGGGGGGGATGGAGCTTGGAATGATCTGTTAGTAAGAGGCGACCCGCTTGAACTAGTAGGAAAAAAAGTTCCAGTTATACTTACTAAACCATTATCTGATCTTGGTACTGATGGTTGTAATGATGATCGTGGTAGCGGTGACGATGATTTAAATGACATTGATCGTGGTAGCAATGGTGTGGGTGATAATACTGGTGCTTGTACTGATGACGGTTTAGATGTTTCTCTAGCTGCTTCTCTGGCTGCTTCTTCTGCTCTGGCTGCTGTTTCTGCTCTGGCTGCTGCTTCTGCTCTGTATGCTGCTTCTCTTCTGGCTGCTGCTGCTGTGTCTGCTCTGGCTGCTTCTGCTCTGGCTGCTTCTGCTCTGGCTGCTTCTGCTCTGGCTGCTTCTGCTCTGGCTGCTTCTCTGGCTGCTGCTGCTGCCGCTTCTCTGACTGCTGCTTCTCTGGCTGCTGCATCTGCTCTGCCTAATGCTTCTTTGATAGCTACTTGTCTGTTTTTTGCATCTTCAAGTACTTTAGTGGTTTCCTGCATGATGTGAGATTTCTCAGCACTTGCTTCTTGCTCAAAACGGTCTTTGTTATCTGGATTTAATGTTTTTTGCGCAATCAACCTTTTACTTATTAAATCTATTATTTTGTCATTTAATGCTTTAATATTAGTTTCATAAGTTAGTGCTGATGTCCTGTCATCATCATATATGGCTTTATTATAGTTAATTAAGTTCTTTAATTTCTCGATCTTTTTATTAGCAATAATCAAGTTTGCAGACTTGATATAAGTGTTTAATTTGAAATTTTTAATTTCTTTTTTTTCATTGGGATCTGTGACTGTAGACATTTTTTTATCGTCTTGTTCGACTTTAGTTTTATCAGTCTTTAAATCTAAGTCCGCATCTTCATTTTGTTTAGTTAATTCTTCTATTTGTTTTCGTATTTGTTCTTCTATTTGTGCGGCTTTTTCCTGTGCGACTCGTGCTGTTCGATCTGCTTCTGCTTTTCGTGCATCTTCAACTTGTTTCGCTTTAGCTGCTTCCTGTGCTTTTCGAGCTGCTTCAGCTACTTGTCTATCGACTTCTTCCTGTGCTTTTCGAGTGGCTTCAAGTTGTGCTTGTCTATAGGCTTCAGCTGCTTGTCTATCGGCTTCTTCCTGTGCTTTTCGAGCTGCTTCAAGTTGTGCTTTTTGTTCTTTTGTTTTTCGTACTGCTTCAACTAACTTCGCAACACGATCTTTGTTTTCTTGTTCTTTTCTTTCTTCAATGGGTTTTACTATTGCTTCAAGTGACTCTAATTCACTTTGTACTCTTTGTATAGCACTATTAAAGCTTTTTATTTTTGTATCCATTTTTTGATTAATGTAATGGTTTGTTTGAATTATTTTTTTAAAGAATGTGTCTATATTTGATGTAAATTCTGTCGTATTTTGTTTTGTTTCATTATTAAAATCTACCATATCTATTTTTACACTATCAATCATTGAAAATATTCCTTCTATTGTAGCTTTTATTTGTTCAATTCCACCGCCAACCATATTACGTAAATTAGAATATTTTGTTTTATATTTAAGATATTTCTTAGATGAACTTAAACTCATTATATAATTATCAATAGAAAAAAATATTAAATATTTTTATATATTTAATATTTAATATTTTTATATTATCGTTTTTTCATTTGTAATAAAATAGATAATTTTTTATCTTGTATTTGACGTTGATTATTCATTTCAACAGTTGCTTTAGAAACTTCTTTATTTTTATGTGTTTCATAAAATATTGTAGAATCATTTGTATTAAATAGTTCATTTAAATCACTGCTAATATTAACTTTATTATTAGTAGAATTAATTTCAGATTTAATTTCAGATTTAATATCAGGATTAATTTCAGAATTAATATCAGGATTAATTTCAAGATTAATTATATTTAATTTATTTGCTAATTTATCAACTGGTATTTGAGGATTTGTTGGTATTTCTTTAATATATTCAATATTATTGGTTGGATTATTAAAATATTTAATATTAACTAAATATTCAAATGCTTGTTTGCCTTTTAGTGGTTGATTTAATTCACTATCAATAATAGTTGGAACAATATCAATATCTTTTGGGACTTCATTTGTATCAATATTAATTAGTTTAAATAATGACACAATATTATATTTATTTAAATATAATAACATTTTTTTACAATGCTCGCAATGTTCAGAGTAAAATATAACTTTCATTAATAATACTATAGATAAATCTTTAATATAAAAAAAATTGAAATTTATATTAAAAAGGTTTTATAAGTATATATAATAAGTATAATATAATGGACAAAATTGAAAAAATTAATTTTAAAATTCGTGAACGTTTTATAGATGAACAAGGTAATACTAGATTGATTTTTAATATAGGTGGAGCTAATATTAACTATATTATAGCAAATACTATAAGAAGGACTATATTATCTGAAATTCCTATTTTAGCTTTTAATGATTTTAAATTTGAAAAGAATACAACGCTTTTTCATAATAACTATTTAAAATTAAGACTACAACATATGCCTGTCTGGGGTGTTGAAAATATGGTTGATTTTATTGAAATATCTAATAAAAAACAACCTACTAATGATATACCTGAAGAAGAAGAATTTTCAGATAACGAGGCAGCTGATATTGAAATACTTGATAATACATTAGATATTGCTAAATATAAACAATTAACAATGTATGCAAATTATAAGAATAAAACAACAGATATAGTAACTCTTACAACAAATGATGTAAAGTTTTATTATGATGAAAAACAGATTCAATCACCATATAAGGTTGGTATTCCATTAATTAAACTTCATCCAAAAGAAGAAATTATATTTTCGGCAATTACAAAAATAGGAATAGAACAAGAAAATGCAATGTATAGTGCAGTATGTATAGCTCCGTATAAAGAAATTAGTTCAACAGAATTTGAATTTACAATTGATTCAAGAGGACAATTAGATGAATTAAGAATTGTCATTGTGGCAATTCTTAATATTGAAAGAAAAATTAAAAATTTTGTAAAGTTATTAGAAGAGGATACAAAAAACAATTATGATGAATCTTTTGAAGGTATTATTATAGTTAATAATCATGATCATACCTTGGGAAATTTAATTAGTAGAGGATTACAACAACATAATAAAATTAGTTTTGCTGGTTATAATTTACCACATCCATTGGCAAAAATAGTTAATTTTCATTGGAAACTAGAAAAGAAAGGTTATATTAAACCAGTTATTGTTGAGGTTTGTAATTATTATTTAGAATTATTTAGTCAAATAAAAAAATTAATTAAATAAATTAATTAAATAAATTTATTCTAAAGGGTCGTCATTATTTTTACTTGATAATGTTGACGTATCGTCATCATTTAATTGAAACCTTTTAGGAACTTCAATAAAATTAATAAAATTTCTAGAAAAATAATTTTCATTTAAATTTTTAGAATCGGGTTGAGAATTATTTTGTTTTTCAAATTTATAGTTTATATTAATAAATAATTTTTTATCACTTTTAATTGGAATCATAAAATTAGGTATTATACCTTGATATGATGTGATAGTTCCTTTATAATGATAACCTTCATCACCATAAATTTCAATATCAAATCCCATAGGTTTTTCATTATTTTGTCCATTGATTATATCTGTGGTTATAATTGTGGGTATGTTTAAAGCTAAAAAATTTAAAGTAACTTTATTTTTTTTAATTTTTCTATTCATATTCTTATCTAAAAATTCATGTTCTTCAGTTAAATTTCTTTGTGTAAAAAAATAGTCAATATTTTGAAATGGTTTTTTTTGACTTTTTAATGTATTAAATGCCTCGCCTAAATCAGCCATTATTATTTATAATTATTTATAAATGTAATTTTTTCCTTAAATCTTAATTTTAATCTATAAACAATGAAATAAATCACATCTAACATATTCATAACCATCAATAAAATCTTCACCTTTTTTTACTAGTTCTGATGAATAAACATCATCTGAATGTGAAAAAAAACCCTCAATATTAGAGTGAATATTTAATCGTCTAATATATGATACACAACCCATACCTTCATAAACAATCACATATGAAGGTGTATCTTTTAAAAATGTTTTAATTTTATCAATTGGATAATTTTCATTAATTAATTCAGTTTGACTTTTAATATCTGTATCAGATTCTACATTTGTATTTAATTTAGTTACACATGTTAAACACAAACAAGCATGACCACATGCTGGTAAGAATACTTGAATATTATTTGTCATACAAACAATACACAATTCACTACTTCCAATAATTAAAGATTGATCTTTTGAAATAGAATTTTGTTGTCTGCATAAAGGACAACAAATATGATAATGTGATGTTGATTTAATATCAGAACATGTTGCTGTGCTATGATATCGTTTATTACATGTCATACAATGGTGTGCATCTTTAGTATGAAATTTTAAATATTTACAACCACCAAATGTGCAGTGTAGTTCAATAGGTAGTTCTTCATTTGAATATTGTTTTAAGGTTGTTAAAGCTAGTTTATTATTACATTCAATTTCACCATGCCCATATGCATTACATTTGCCACATTTATGTCCCATTGTAACATGTGTTGTTTGGTATCTACAGTTTTTAACTTTACAAGTTGTCATTTTATTATTAGATTAATAATTATTTCTTTAATCAAATAATAATTCAATTTTTTTATAAGTCAACTTTTTTATAATTTGTTAATATTAAAATATATGCTATTACAACCATAAATATTAGATATATTCGCCCATATTTTTTAAATAATAAAATGCTCATAATAAAACACATAAATAATATTTCAATAACATGACTATTATTTGTTTTGCTTAAATCTAATTTATCATATTTAAAATTATCATAGGTTTCAATAAAATTATCTTTTTCTTGCCATATTTCTAATAACCATTTTCTAAATATGTCTAAATCATACATATTATTTGGTAATTCAACATGTCGTATAATACCATAAACAGGACCAAATGGTTTTCCAAGTAGGTCACGCATATATGCAGATTTACGAATATATTGAGGCATTACCAAAGTAATATCCCATATTTTACCTAATCTATTTGTTTTTTTTAAGTGTGATACTATTGTCCATAATCCTTTTGTTTTTGGAACTTGTAAATTATTAAATATTGGTAAATTATTTTCTTTGGAAAACTTTTGTGCCTCAACAATTTTCTCACTTGTTAATCTAGTGCCTTCTGGAAATATTAAAATAATTTGTTTTGTTTTTGTTAATTTAATATTATCTAATTGTGTATTAATAATTGATTTATCTAATTCCCAGTTTCTATTTATTTTAATATCAGAATCAGCATACATAACAAATCCAATACATGGATAATAAATAATTTGATTTCTTAAAACAAAATTATATGAATCAATTTTAAAATGCTGTAAATATGCGACAACAAATAAGAAATCTAATGTTGAAATATGATTACAAAATAATACATCAATTAAATTAGGATTTTCATTTATTGTTTTTATAATATTTTGTTTAGATTGAGCTAAATAAAATGTTGTTTTAAATGGGCGGATTAATAAATCTGTGCTAAATGTTTGAACTAATTTTTTCATTTTAAGAACTAATTTATCAGATGAAAATAATAAAGCAGGTGTAAGCACCAAATATGTATGAGCCATCACCCAATAAATAAAAAATATTAAACATGATATTTGATTAATAAGCATTTAATATATAAATTATTTTATATATTAAATTAATTATTATAAGCGCATATAATAATTTATGATAATTATATTTTTTTTAATTATTGACTACATAAATGTTGTAGAACGTTCTAAAGGACCTCCTTTAGGACCTCCTAAAGGCTCCATTCCTAATACTGAATAAGAACGTCCTAGTTTTTCAATGTCTGTTTCAGGTGATGGCCCTCCTGCACCACTTCTAATAGATGCAGTTTCAGCTGTTGCTGTTGCGGCTGATGCGGTTGCGGCTGATGCGGCTCCAGCCATTCTACGCTTACCATAAATAGTGCCATTTCGTATTTCAAATAATAATACATTATCTACATATTCAATTTGTTTAACACGTGATTTACAAAGATCATTACTAAGCACATCATAATTTACTTCTTTAATACTATAACTATCTAAACCATGAATATCAAAATCACAATTAAATAGTAAAACTTTACATATTAGTCTCATTATTATACATATGTGACTATTTTCACGTGACTCTAAAACTGACTTTAGAGATGTTATGAATAATGTTAGTATATCAGGTGTAATATGTGTTCTTAATATAGTATATAATGAATGTCTAATTTGAATAGTTGATTGTATTTTATCAGATAATGCTGTTGTAATATATCCATCATCGCTTACATAATCTGATTTTATATTAATATATTGAAATGGATGATAATTATTAGGTTGTGATAAAAATTCGTGCTCTGATAGATGTATATTATATCTATCTATATTAAGTTTAGATTTTTCAATTCGTTTTAAATGATTTGTACTAACGTCTGTGCGCCCCCATACTGGTTCTGGCATTTGTTTATTATTAAATATAACATCTGTATAATTAGTCATAAAATTACGATAATAATCAGTACATTTTTTTAACATTTCTATTCCATATTCTATTTTAACATATATATTATCTAAATATGAAGGATCATCTTTTTTATATATATAAATCATTATTTGAAAAAAGACACAGTCATTTAATAATTTTATTTTTTTTCTAATTATTGTTTCATTTTGACTACCAGCTATACTATCTAACCTTGTTTTAGACAGCTGATAATCATCAAGACTTGAATGTTTTTTATATGGGTTAAGAGTTTCAATTAGTTCCTCTATATTTTTTTTAATTAAATATAATATATAAAAAACATCAGTAATAGCATAGTATAATTTTAATATAAGGACAGTTTTTAATATTAATATTTGTGTAGGAACAATGCGATAAAAGCTCTCATTTATTATTTCATCTTTATAACGTTCATATAAATTATTTGTCCAAACAAAATAATTTGCTTCTTTAGAGCCATCCTTACAAAAAAATGCAAATAATTGTTTAATTTGAGTATATTCTATACCAACAGTAATTTGTATAAAATTTCTTAATCTAGGATTACTAGAAATCAAAATTGGCAGTATATTATTTGGTGTTTGTGGAACAAATAATGACCAATCTTCTGCATCTCTAGTTAATGGTATTTTCCCAAATATTTTTCGCCCCGATCTTTCATTAATAACATCAGCATTAAAATAAATATGATCAAATCTTGGTCCATTACTAAAAAATTTGTAATTTGTTGAAAAAAATTTTTCTAAATATTCTTCAATATTAGTAACAACAACTCTAAAAAGTTCAGGTGAATTAATTGTTAAAATAGGTTCCGAACTTTTTACTAATTTATTTAAAAATGTATTAAGTGTGAGCTTGTTTAATGTAATAATAATTTCTAAGTTATCAAAACAACTCATTTTTAATCCATCACGATCTTGTTGATAGCAAGTTTCAGGTAAGTCTATTGCATAGTCAACACCATCAAAAGCAATATGTAATTCCAATTTAGATGATAATATTTTTGAAGATACATTATATAAAAAATTATCTGAATTTGTATCACCAGTAAATAAAAACTCTGACTGAATTGGTTGTTCTCGTTTTTCTCTAATATATGGTTTAATATCAATATTATCACGTTTACCATCTTTATAAAGTAATAATGGTCTATAGTTTATAGGTTTTAATTTCATAATATCTGCCATGCTTAATACTACACCTGCGCGTGGCTTTGATAAAACAGGCTTAAAAGCAATAACATTAGGATATTCAAATTCAAATCCAATTGATACTATATGTGGAAAGCCTAAATTAGGTAAAGTTGGAAAATATGTTTCCCATGTCAAGCCTCCTGATTGTTCTTTAAGAATGTTGTATTTATTTTTATACTTTAAATATTTCTTATAATAATTAATTTCCATTATTATAAGTAATAAATTTAATTTAATTAAATCATGTAAATTTAATAAAAGCTAAATGTTTTATTTTGCCCAAAATATTTTAATTGTATTGATTGATATTTTTTTATCAAACTTTTCTTTAATCTTTATTCGAGCTAATTTTTCATCATTCATTATTTTTAATTCCTTAATATAATTAATAAGTTCATCATTATATTTAGATTTGATTGGTTTTGTTTCTGTGATTATTTCATAATCAAACTTACGACCATTTGATGTATCAATCCAACCATTCACAATAATGTCATTAGAATCAACTTTATCATGACAACTCATACAAAGAACAACTAAATTAGATGAATCATTTTTTTGTAAATATAATTTATTTGGATTGATATTATTAGAGTTAAATTCCTTTTGCCATATTATATGATGGGTTTCTAGTTTATGATGACTTTTACATATTTCACAACAATTTAAAAATACATTTGTATTGTATTTACTTTGTTTATCTGATGATACATTATCATATTCTTGTAATAATTCTGTTGTTCTATCATTGAAATTTTTATCTTTCATTAAATATTTAGCAACTTGTAGTCCATAAAATGATTCACCTTGACCATCTGATAAATGTCTATCATAAATTAGCAAATCATTTGAAGCATCATATGTTATCTTAAGATGTTTTGCTTTTACTCGTTCTAATTTTTTTATTGATTTTAATGTTGTTATATCATGTAAATGTGTTGCTGTAATAAAACTAGTATTTGATTTTGCTAATGTTTCAAGAATATAGCAAACAATAATGCTTGCTGAACGTGTTTCTGTCCCCCGTGCAATTTCATCACCAATAATTAGTGCTTTAGAATTATTACGTTTTAATATTGCCATAATTTCCATCATCTCAACCATAAACGAACTCAACCCTCTGAACATATTATCATTACCTGATATTCGTGTAAATAATGAAGTATATGGTGAATATTCAAAACTAGAAGTTGCCGTGTAATATCCAATTTGTGCCATAATAATATTAAGACCTATTGATTTCATTAATGTGGATTTACCTGATGAATTAATGCCATATAATAAAATACCATCTTGATTTGTTTCATATCCTAGTTCAATATCATGTGGTATAAAAGTTGTATCAGTGCTAATCTTTTCAATAATAGGATGTCTTAATTCTGTTGCTTTAAAATAACTAGCAACTTTTTGATTAATAATTGGTTTTGAATAATGATTTGTTAATGCTGCTAAAGCACCACTATTTATAAAATCAACATATGCTAATTTATTTGACCATAGATGGAGATTATTACCAAACAATTCTAAAAATTCTTTCATGTCAATCTTAAATAGTTCTTTTAGTTTTTTACCCATTGCTATTTTATAAGTTATTAAATCTAATGATAGTTCTTTAATCTTTTTACAATTAATTTTGGTATTTGATGATTTGGGTAATGGTGCAAATTCAAGATCATTTACATCTAATTCTATTGAACCAACTTGTAATTTTGTTATAGTTGATAAATTCTTTTTTAATATCTCACATCTACGATTTGTTATTAATAAATAATGCCCATCTCTATCATTAAACTTTAAATTAATTAATGTTTGAGTTTCTGTATTATTAGTTTTTTTAAAAAATACTTTATCTTGCACATGTGTTTCTAATGAACCTACTAATAAACTCATAAAATTTTGTATAGAATTAATTTTATCTTGTAATAAATCTAATTCAGCATGTGTTGATTTTGTATAGAATGATAATTCAGATTCTGTAAAATTATTAAAATTTAATCCATTAATTGATGATAAAACAAATTTTGATTCAATCCACTCAATCACTCTTTTTGATGACTTTATTAATTTTTTATTAATATTAAAAGTTTTTAGTAATTTATTAGTTTTAAAATAATCTGTCAATTTATTAACTTGATAAAATGATAAATAAATTTGATATAATTCATAGGGACTAATTATATTGATTTCAAGTTTTCTAATTAATTTATCCAAATCATAAATATCTTCTAAATAATTAACTAAATTAGACGAATGATTACCTTCTAATAATTTATTTATAGCCTCATAACGTTGATTTAATTCTATTGCATCAACTAATGGCATTGTTAATTGTGCACTCAAATATCGTTTACCTAATATTGTTTTTGTAAAATTTATTATATTAAATAAACCTGTTTGCCCATTAGAACTTGTTGTTACATTTAATTGTTCTAATGCTCTATTACCTAAATATAAATATTTTTCAGATGTAAATATAATTGGTATTTTTAAATTTTCTAATAATCTTGGTTGGTGATTCATCGCATATTCTAACAATAATGTTAGACTAAATCTTGCCAAATTTAAAAATTGTAATCCCATAATTTCTAATAGGTCAACATTAGATTCAATTTTATATATTTTTTCAAATAGGTTTTTTTGAAAAGCAATTTTTTTATGACTAGTTATTTTAATTGAGTATGTTGTTGTTTTATCAATATTTAAATAAGATAAAATATCATCAACTTTCATAGATGAAATTAAATCATCATCTTTAATATTGTTTTCTAATATAATTTCTCTTGGTGGAAAATTCTCCATAAATCTAATAGCATCATCTAACCCTATCAAATTATCATTAGATTTTGAATGAGTTTCATAAACAGCACCTTCACCTGTTGTTAAATCATAAACAGATAAACCAATATAAATTTGTAATAAATTTGTTTTTGATTCTTTAATCTTGTCCAACACAATAGCCATTAAGTAAGTTGATTTAACATTTTTCTTTTCAATATGTGTTGCTGGTGAATAAATTCCAGTAACTTGTCGTTTGGGATTAGGTGGTTCACTTATTTGATCAATCAATACTATTGTATAATTTAAATCAATCAATTTATCAATAAAATTATTTGTTACAAATATAGGAAACCCCATCATGCGGGGATTTGATCGACTTAGTGGCAAATTACTATTTTTTTTAGTGCAACATACATCTAGTTGTTGTGCTAAATCTACTAAATCTAAACCTAATCCTGTATTATCATCAATTGTTGAATAAGCCTCATGGAAAGAACCAACTTGCATTAAAATAATAGTTCGCCCTTTTCCATAAATATTTGAATAATAATCATGAATCTCAAAATAATCTTTCACTAAAACCTCTTTTGGATATTCCATAATATTTAAATTCTATAAGAGTATACAAACACTCTTTTAAATCATAATAAAAAAAGTTGATATTTGAATCTATTAAAATACAAACTCAACATATAATAATGAATCTAAACGAACAAAACGAAGAATTTGACATGAATTTGATTGGTGTGGATAAAATGGTAACAGTTCAAGCTTATACAAATAGAGACATATATTTAAATATTAATTATAATACTCAGATTATTAATAGTTTAAAAAAGTTAAATTATTATAATTTAGCGGAAAGTGTTCCACGAACACTACATGCTTTTAAAATTAAAAAACTGAATATATTAATTGCAGCAAGTTTAGAAAATGAGTTTAATAATATTATAAGAGCACAAACAATTAATGAACTATTAAATTTGATAGAAGAATCAGAAGATTATATTGCTTATCAAAGTCGATTACAAAATAGAGTTGAACGTAGTGATTTATTGATGGTTTATATTAATCAAATAGATGAAAATATATTTGATTTTTATAATGAATTGACATTGGAAGAACTTAATATTTTGGGGTATTAAATTCTTTTATTTTATTTTATCACTAAGATATCTTTTTATTAATGAATAATTGTCTCTTAAATCATACCAATTTATACCAGACCTTTTAACAAAATGTCTTAATAAACTATAAATATATTGCAATCCATCATTTGATTCTAAAAATCGTTCTTTTGATTTTAAATGTTGAAATTCTTTATCAGTATTTAACCATTTTAATACTTTTTGATTATAAAATTTAGTAACACTTTTTCTAAGTTTCATATCATGGTTAATATCTTGATATTCATATACGGGTGATACCAAATTTAAATTTTGATTAGGATTAGGCCAGTATCTTCTTACGGTGGGCGCTGTTGTTGTGGCGGTTTGATCAGGCGCTGTAGTTGTTTGAGTTGTAGTTGTGGTAGTAGGAGTTGTTGATAAAGCACTATCTAAAAGTAAGTTTAAAGGAATTGAAAACATTTTTTTATTAATTATAATTAATTAGAAAACATATTATAATTATTTATATTTTTTTTGAACATATAATATCATATCATCTAATAAATTAAAACTAAAAGCTAGAGTATTATTTTTTTCAATCCAATAATCAATATAATATTTAATATCTTTATTAATATCAATTGTTTCATTTTTAATTTGTTTTAGTATTTCTAAATTAAGATATTTTAATAATAATTTATTATAAATCTTTTCTAGAAAATTATTATATATTTTTAATGTGTCGTAATTACTTTTAATCCAACAATTTAATACTCTATTTATTGTATAATAAGTTAATATATCAATATTACTTGTTATCCATGTGTGTAATGAATCTATTGAATTAATTTCATATATTTGTAAAATATCATTAGAAGATATACCAATAGGTGGAACATACATATATTTTTTATAATTATCAATATTTGATTTACACTTATAATTATTAACATTAGATAAATATTTATTATCTTTAAACTGAACCTTTGTTAAACATATTGGATTTGCAGAGTTTGAATTATTAATCCAATCTAAAGTTACTGGATGTAATAATTGTGAATTAGTTGCTAAATTTATTATATCATTGTCTTGAGAAGAAGCAGAATGTGGTTTAATAAATCTTTTGTTCATTTATTAAATAACTAGAAAAAATATTTAAACAAAAAAATAATTAAATTAATTAATATGAGTAAAAAAACTGAATCATCTAATGAATCATCTAATGAATCATCTAATGAATCATCTAATGAATCATCTAATGAACTATCCGAATCTAGTGATGAAAACATTGAACAATTAAATAATTTAGATTTAAATGGCAAAATAATTAATAACTATAATGTTATTTTAGAATTGGGGCGAGGTGCATGTTCAATTGTATGGTTAGTTTATAATATAACTAATAATAATTTTTATGCCTTAAAAGTTCAAAATCCAGATGAATTTAAATCAGGTTATCAAGAAATAAAGTTTGTTCAAACATTACCAAAAGAACCAAAAATATTTAACAATGTTATAGAATATTTTATAGAGACAGTAGATTCTGTAAAATATTTGTGTTCTGTGTGGGAATTACATTGTTCAAACATAGATAGTGTAATTAGAAAAGGTGATTTTAATTTTGGTTTTCCTTTGGACATTGTTAAAAAAATAATGAAACAATTAATACTATCAATATATATTCTTCATTCAAAGTTTAAAGTATTTCATGGTGATATAAAAACCGATAATATTTTGATTAAGGGAATAAATGATAAGGATTTGTTTATTATAGAAAAGTATAAAGAAGCTAATTTTTTTGAACAATATCAAAATGCCAAAAAGAGTCAATCAGGTGATAAATTGTCCATTAGGTTAAAAGTTCATCAACAAATTGTGGAATCAATTATTGACCAATATAATAAAACTGATTTATCACAATATTCAATTAATTCAAAATATTTAGAAAAAATGAATATAAGTTTAGCAGATTTTGGAACACATTGCGATGAGCACAATCATTATGATGAATCATTTGGAACAAGATATTATCAAGCTCCTGAAATTATATTAATGGGTAAATGTTCATATCCTGTTGATATTTGGGCATTAGGTTGCACATTTTATGAATTGTTAACAGGTAGTTTTTTATTTGATCCAATTAAAGATGCGCATTATTCAAGAGATTATTATCATTTGTGTTTAATTAATGATACATGTGGAAATTTTCCTTCACAATTTTTAAAAAGAACAAAACATTATAAAAAGTTTTTTAATTTAAATTGTAAAATATTTAATCATCACACTAGTTTAGAAAACAGACTAGATAGGAAGTTAAAGGAAACACATTTTGATACTACAACAAAGGAACAAATCAAAGAGTTGTTAATTTCAATGCTTCATATTGACCCTTCTAAACGTCAAACAATAAAAAGACTATTTCAAAATCCGTTTTTTGGATAATTGGATAATTAGTTTATCCAATACATGAGGAAGAATGAGTACCAAAATAAGAATGAGTCATCGTGCCACCACTAGTACCAACATGATGGGAATACATTGCAGAATATGTGTTAGATGATTCTTTTTGTAATTGTGAGTAGGCATGTGCATTTGATTGTAATGCTAATGCTTTAGTTTCAGGATTGGTGAATAAGCTTGGATGGTATATTGGGTAGTAATTCGAACTTGCTGAAGTTGAGTAAGACATGTTATAAGGCTAATATTGTTATAAAAGAACCTGTATATATTAAAAATTTCAATTTTTTTATTCATCTAAATTGCTATTAGTAATAACTTCTTCATTAGGCATAATCATTTTAAAAGTAATATTAGGGAAATAATCTGATTTATTTGGTTTGCCAATATCTGATTGAATACTAATAAACTTGCAAAAGTCTGGCTTTTTAGGTGTTGTTTTTGGATCGTATCTACTTTTGTACCATGTTCTAAAATCATCATAAAGTGCAACTGAATGAATTGTATTAAGTGGATTACCTGTAATATTAAGTTTTTCAAGTTTATATTCAGTGTAGTAATCATTAGATGCTTTATAAGATTTTGTATATTCAAGAACTTCATCAGGTTCTGTAAGATATGTTTTATTTTTGTATTCGGTATTAAAAATATGAAGTAAATAACTAATAACATATGGTGCCCATTGTTCAATTTTTTGTTTCAACATTGTATCAATTTTAAATTCATTTGGTTTTGTTGGGTTATCTGTAAATTTTGAACCAAATTCAATAACTCGGAGTCGTCGCCATGTACCATCATCATTAGATGGGACAGGTGGTAATTGATTACAAGTTAAAAATAATTTCATTTGCGGTTTAAATTCTATCATATCAGTTGACCCTTTGAACAAATCACGAACTAAAAGTGTGTCACCTCCAGTAAATTCTTTCATAGTGCCAACATTAAGTTTTTCACCATCATCTGTTTCTTGAAATACTCCACAACGACGTCCTTTCATTCTTACTTTCTCTGGCGATGTTTCATTTGATTGTCCTCGTTTTCTTGTAATAATAGTAATTGGACATGTCATATAATAATCACCTAAAGCATGCTTCATTAAATCCATAGTTAATGATTTACCATTTGAACCTGAACCTGACATAATATATAATTTTTCTTCTTTAGTTTCGCCTGATACACAAGTACAAAGTGCATTAATAAAATAGTTTCTGACTTTTTCATTTGGTAGAACTTGTGAAAAGAATAACATCACAGCTTTATTATGTGGATTTGTTTTTTCCCATTTGTAATAATTATTTTTTGTACTAAATGTAATGTAATCATCTGGACGACCATCCCTAAAAACACTATTTTCTAAATCATAAATACCATTTTCAAAACCAACCAAATGAATATTACTATCTAGCTTTTCTTCAAATGTTCTGTCGTAAAATAGCGCTCTGCACTCATCCATTATAATATTCTTATTAGATGTATTCATTAATTTATCAATAATCTTTTTTGTATTTGCTTGTTTTGATAATAATATTTGTTTTGCAAAATCTTCTGCCTGTGTAATCTGAACAGATATCTCGCCTAATTCCAAATGATACTCATTCGCAAACTCTTCTGAAAGTAATAATTTAAGAGTATAACCTTCTTCAATTCGATACCATCTGTGATTTTTAAATTCCCACCATGTATTAGATTTAATAGCAGAACAAACAAATCTGTCACCATATTTAGAATGAACACATTTTGCCAAATTATAAACAGACCCATCTAAACTTTTATTCATTAATTTTTTAAATTCTTCTTTAATAAATGCTTGATATTGTTTAGGATCATCTTCTTTTGCCCAAAATGCTAATGATCTAATAGTTAATATATTACCACTAGTTGATGATTTCATTGTTTTCCACATTTTTTCACATTCACCTTCTTTAAACTTTTTTTTATCTTTTTTAGAAAACTCTATCCACGCATATAATAATGATTCATTAATACTGTGTAAGGCTAATCCTACTCTTAACCAATCATGATAATTACTTGCTCTAACTTCATTTAATAGTCCTGTAAATGTAGTTGCTTTATGAATATCATCTTCTTTAGCAGCAGGAATAATATATTTAATTTGTTCAGCTTTAACAGTTGAATTAATACCTAATTTTTCACACTCAGCATTAATATCAGAATTAGCAAAATCATCTTTCAAAGGTGTTGCATATTTTTTTGATAATTTAGTATTTTGTAATGATAAATATTTAATAATAGTTTTATCATCATAATATTCCTCTGTCTTTTCACCAGTTTTATAATCAATAGTAATATGTTTTTTACAATCATGTAATACTTGTAATTTATCATTAAAAATTTTATTTAATGTATATACATTACCTGCTGGTTTACGAGAACCATATAAAAACCATGCATTTGACGAAACAACTGCCTTATCAATAATTTTATCTGGACCATTCAAAAAATGTTTAAACATTCCTTCGGCTTCACAATTTTTAACAACATTATAACGTATTAAATGTCTCATCTGAGTTTGCACACACAAATTAGGAAACATCAAATGGAAACCATCCTTATAATTACCATCTTTCTCTGTTGGCTTTTCTTTTTCTAATAAACATATCTTAAATTTATCACTTGACACATCCAAATAAGTATTAATTGCATCAACATACTTTTTAATAATAGAATTTATCATCTTGTCGTCATATAAACGACCACCTTTATAATCATCTGATGGCATCTCCAAATCAATATCTACTATAATTGGTGCATACTCTTTTTGCACCTCCAAAATTGATAAATCAGTTACACCTTTACTAATTGCCTTTATATAAGCATCAATAAATAACTTTCTCTGTGTCTTATCTAATGAAAATTTACCCTGAAAAAGACCATAGGAACGATGGCTTTCTTTTGTCTTGGTTTTCTCACTAATACGGTTTTCTGATAGAATACTGTAGACAGCTTCTTTTAATTGGGCTATTTTCTTGGGATTCAATGTTTCAGTCATTATTAATTAACTAAAATAAGATTTTTTTATATATATTTTTCAATTTTTTTTGACCCCATTTTACCTCATTCATATTAGAAGGAATTCATATATAAGATTATATGAAATTTTAAGACATTAAAAACTTGTATATTAACCATTATATAGTATAGGGTATAATATATCATATATCATAATATGATTCAATATGATTCAATATGATGTTTTGATATGATGGTTTTGATATGATGTTTTGATATGATGGTTTTGATATTGTAGTTTTGATATGATGTTTTGATATGATGATTTCAATATTATTATAAAAAAATGAAAATAAATTATATAAAATCTAGTTATTATATATAATTAATGTATTTTTGCCCAAATTGCTCATATTTATTTGATATTTCAAAATCTTCAAAAATTAGTAAAAGTAATGATACTCGAATAGGTTTAGCTAAAACAGTTGATGCTTTTAAAAAACTAGAGGATAAAGAAGACCTTGGAAAGTATAAGGCATTGTTTTTAAAAGATGAAATGGCAAAAAATAAAAAATATCAAAAATTAAATGATGATGATAAAATTAAAATTAATCAATTATTTGAAGAATTAGTTTCATCTGGTGCAGAATTTAAATGTGAAAATTGTAATTTTACAAAACAAATTATAGAAACAACTTTATTGTATCAAATTAATATGGAAGATAAGCATGTCAAAATTAGGAGCTTGGAAGAAAATGAGTTAATGTGTCAAGACCCAACATTACCACATACACATGATTATACGTGCAAGAATCCAAGTTGTATTACTCATAAAAAACCATTACTCAAAAATTCTATCTTTTTTAAAGAAAAAAATAGCTACAAAGTTAATTATATTTGTGCTGTTTGTTATTATAATTGGTAAATTTATTTTAATTTTAATTTTTATTCTAATTTTAATTTTTATTCTAATAGTGAAAGTAAATGTTCTTTATCAAGTTCATCTAAGGTCCAGATTTCATATTTACCATTTGGTAGCGGGCGTTTTATTTTATATGGTATCATGTTTCTTTTTAATTCTTCCTCAGCAATCTTATCATATGATAATGTTTGATAATTCTTAATAAGTGGTTTTGCTCCCATTGTTAATTGTTTAGTTCGTTCTCCTAATATTCTTACCATTTCATATTTTGATAATCTATTAAAACTTATACGGTTCTCTTTTGTAACATATTCAATTCCCTGTTCACTAGGAATCTCTGTTTCCTCATTATTATCAAAATATTCATCATCATTTTCAATTGCTTCATCTATTGCACAACCAAAAACATCTGTATCTTGTTCTATTAATAATTCATCAGGCTCTTCATCATCATTATCTTCTGTTAATAAATTATCATCATCCTCATCATCATTAGACTCTATATCATCTGGGTCATCGTCAATATTATATTCATCTTCAGTTTCGTCTTTTTTAGGAGCTTTTGTATTGGACTTTTTAGACATTATACTAAATGATAGATTATTTTTATATAATAATAATTCAATTTTTTTAATTTAATAAAAAATTGAATTATTTAGATTTTCAAATATGATTTAGTTTATAATAACAAATAATGGCTATTAGTATATTAGAACAAGAATATGATATTGAATCTACAACTATTTTAGATTTATCACATAAAAAATTAACCTTTTTATTTGAATCAGTTTACATGCTTACAAATTTACAATATTTATATTTGCATTATAATAATTTATCATATATTCTTGAATCAATCTCGATGCTTACTAAATTACGTTATTTATATTTGTATAATAATAATTTAACACATATACGGGTAGATAAAAAGCTTTGCTTTTTATCTTTCCCTGTGGTCATGAATAGAAAAAGTAAAACTTTTTTCTATACATGCCGCACCTGAATCAATTCAAATGCTATCAAATTTAGAAGATTTATATTTACATTATAATAAATTAACAAGTATACCTGAATCAATTGGAATGTTATCAAATTTACATTATTTATATTTACATAATAATAATTTAATAGAAATTCCTGAATCAATAGGAAAGTTATCAAAATTACAATATTTATATTTGAATAATAACAATTTAACAGAAATTCCTGAATCAATAGGAAAGTTATCAAAATTACAAGATTTGTATTTGAATAATAATAATTTAACAAGTATTCCCAAATCAATTGGAATGTTATCCAATTTAAAATATTTATATTTGAATGATAATAAATTAACTAGTATCCCAGAATCAATAAAAATATTTACTAAGAATATAGAGTTAGAAACATTCGTATTACAAGAATCAGCATATGATATTAATAATCTAAGTATAGATTGTGAAGTATTATTATTTACTGATATTACTAATAATATAACAAATTTACCTCCAACTTTAAAAACACTATATTTAAAATCTAATATTAATAAAAATATGATAAAAGTCCCTTATGGGTGTGTGATTATAAGGTTCTAAATTTATTACACATAATAGATATCATTTTGAATAGTTTTAATTTTTTTATTTGGTTCTTTTGTTACTTGAATAAATTCATTATAATTATTAAATGTTTTATTAAATGTTTTATTAAATGTTTTATTAAATGTTTTATTATTTATTTCAATAATAATTTCTCCAATAGGATATTTAACAGCATTATTAATTTTAGAGTGTTCCGTAAACTGTACACTTATAACATATAGTACGTCGTGTATAAAAAAAGCAAAACTTTTTTTATTCACATCTATTTGGATTAAGATAAATATATTTTATAAATAAATGTCATATTCTATAAGATTACTACCACTTTAATAAATATTATTAAATATTATTTTATATACTGGTATTTATGTGAGTTAAGATATATTAATATCTTATAAGTTACAATTAAATACAAACATTTTTAAATTAATTTTATAAATAACTTATTTAATTTACTCTATATATTTATTAGATAAAAATAAAAAAATTGAAATTTTATATAAAATATAACCAAGTATAATATAATTAACTAATGACAACATATAGACAACTAATAGGAACAACATATGAATATTATGTATTGGAGCATATTAAAAATGATTATGAGAAAGTTTGGCATTGGAAGGATTTCCCTGAAAAATATATGTATGAATGCAAACTTATTAAAGATTATGATAAATTTAAAAAATACAGATGTGATATTGGGGCTGATTTAGTTGCTTTTAAAGATAATACTTACTATTTTATTCAATGTAAAAATTTTAAAGATACTATATTTATTGATACTTTAGCAGGTTTTTATTTTTTATTATATGAAAATAATCTTAATGGAATATTATATTATAGCGGTAATTTAAGTGAACGTCTTGTGGATTTATCAACTGGTAAAATACCATTTATAAATTTACCATTTAATAATGAAAATATTGAAACCAAAGAAATAATAACAGAAATTATACCAAGAAATTATCAATTAGAAGCATATGATAAACTTAAAAAATTAGATAATGCCATATTAAGTTTGCCATGTAGTATGGGAAAAACTTATATATCATCAATGTTAGCTAAAGATTATGATAATGTATTTATACTGTCACCAACACGAGCGCTTGCTCAACAAACATTAATAAAATTTAAAGAATATTTAGGGAAAACTTATAACTATATCTTATTATCTATTGATGGAAAACGTGATATTGATAGAATTAATGAAGTTATTAAAGCTAAAAATATATTTAGCTCAACTTATAATTCATGTGATTTAGTTAATATATTGATTACCAAATTAAAAAACACCTATATTATAATTGATGAATTTCATAATTTATCTGAAAATAATATTAATAAAGAATCTAATGAAATTTATAAATTAATTCAATATAAAACTAATAAGTTATTTGTATCTGCAACACCAATAAAAGATTTTATGAATATATCAGATGATAATACATATACTTATAAATGGGAAGATGCTATAAGTAATAAATATATTTGTGATTTTAATATATATTTACCATCATCTGATGATAAGTTAATTAATTTTATAAATACAATTGAAAATAATTATAATAAAATAGAAATAAAATTAATTAAAAAAGCTTATAACTTGATTGAGAATATGTTATTTAATGGTGATAAAAAATGTATTTGTTATTTAACAACAGTTGATAAAGCAATAATATTTAATAAAATATTAACCTTAATAGGAAATATATTTAATATAGAAATAGAGAGAGCTCAGATAGATTATAAAACAAAAAGATTAAAAAGAAATGAAGCAATAACTAAATTTAAAACTTCAACCAACTTATTTATTTTGTTAAATGTTCATGTATTAGATGAAGGTATAGATATTCCAGAATGTGATAGTGTGTATATAACTCAACCTAATAATAATATAATAAATTTAGTTCAAAGAATGTGTAGAGCCAATCGTATATATAAAAATAAATGTGAATGTAATATATATTTATGGTGCTCAGAAAAGAAAACAACAACTATCTTAAATTACATTTTTGATAAAACAAATGATATTATTGAAAATAAAATTTTTAAAATTAATAAAAATCATAATTTTGATAAAGTTAATATAATAAAAATTAAAAATGAAAATATAAAAATATCTATATTAGATAATAATATAATTTTAAATAATTTTAGTGATATAATGAGTACTATTTTTGAGAGCAAAACAATTACAGTTATAATTGATGATAAAGACAAAGTTTGGTTTCATGCTAATGAATTAACATCAGCATTAGGCTATGTTGATGTTAAAGATGCTGTTAGAAGACATGTAAATAAAAAAGATAAAATACAATTTAGAGATATTAATCATAATTTAAATATTAAAAATGACCCACAAACATCATATTTAAGTGAATCTGGAATGTATAAATTAATATTAAGCTCTAAATTAGAAAAAGCTAAAAAATTTAGTGATTGGGTTACATTTAAAAAAACAACATTTTAAATCTTAACTCAAAAAGCCAAAAAATTTAGTGATTGGGTTACTGATAAACCTTTACAATTTGAAAATTGTATTAGGTCAATGTTATATGATTATATATATAAAAATAGGAAAGATTTTTTTATTTGTAGTTTTATAAAAATAAAAAGAGCTTTTATTAATTGTGAAAAAAGTATTAAAAATATGTCTCAAAAAGGAGGTAGTGATATATTAAATAATAAATTAATTAAAATAAATAAAAAAATAACTAAATATAAGAATCTATTAGAAAAATAATATTATAATGTTCTAAATTTGTTACACATAATAGATATCATTTTGAATAGTTTTAATTTTTTTAATAGGTTCTTTTGTTACTTGAATAAATTCATTATAATTATTAAATGTTTTATCATTTATTTCAATAATAATTTCTCCAATAGGATATTTAACAGCATTATTAATTTTTGAAATATCTAAATCTGCCAAATATACAGTCATTAAATCTTGTTGATAAAGGTGTCTACTAAATATTTGAATTATTTGTGACATTTGTAAATTTAATTCTTTGAGAGCTTTCATATGTTGTTTTGATATTATTGATAAAATTAATCCATTATTTTCTACAAAATAAGATGGATAATTATCTAATGAATAATATTCAAATAAATTTGTTTTAACATATTTTAATTGTATTTGTTCAGTTCGGATTGTTTGAGTATCTGGGGATAATATTTTAAATTTTACTATATTGTCTGATATAAACCATAATCCTAAATCATCTATTGATATCTTTTCTGGATAAAAATCAAATTTTATATTACCATTTGAATCAACTGGTTTAGAATTTATACTTATTATAACATCATTTGTTTTTAAATTTTTATTTAAATATGATGTTTTTGAAAGTAATGTAATTCTTATTCCCATTTGTAATTTAATATATTTTATTAATGAAGCATCCCTAAAAATATTTTCTTTTAACTCTTTTTGAATTATCTTTTGATAATCAAAATTAAATAATGGTTTGTGTATAACCACACTATTGTCATTAACTATTTGTTCTTTTAATATTATGAATCTATAAATAGGCACCACAAAGCCTGTCTTTTCAGCATTTCCTGATAGTTTAGATACATTGACTCCTATTATCTTAAACTTATTATCAGTCGTATCCATAATAACAAGTGGTCCGCCCGAATTGCCCGCGTTTAAAGTTGCATCTGTTTGTATTAATGAACCTTGATAACCAGATATGATACCTTTAGTTATTTTTATATTAGTGCTTGATAATGGAAAACCAATTGTATATACATCTCCAATTTGTCTAGTATTTATTACTTTAAAATCTAATATATTAATATCATCAAGTGTATCAGTTATTGATATAATTGCTAAATCATCATCAGGAAATATATATTTAATTTTTCCAGTTATATTATTTGTCTGTTTATAAAGTATATCAATATTAATAGCATCTTTAATAACATGAAAACAAGTTAATATTAAATGTTTAGAAATAAAAAAACCAGTTCCTGATGAGTTACTTGTGCTAAAAATATTTAAGGGATGATTAAAATCAATATCTTTTGCTTTTATATTTATTTTAACAACTGAATTTTCCCAATTCATTATTATTTATAATTAATTAGATAAAAATATTTAAGTTTATCTAATAAATTTTTCTGATATAATTCAATGCAAGCTTTACTAACCGAAGCTACTATTATTGGATTTATCACCTTTGTTATCGGTACAATATGCTTTAATCTTTCTATTAATAAAAATAATAATAATAATAAAGACAAAGATAAAACAAAACCAAAAGGAATTAGTTTTGCTTTTTTTATAACAGGTGTATTATTACATATTGTTCTTAATTTCTCAGGCTTTAATAACTGGTTTTGTAATAAAAAAATGTGCACAAATTTAAAATAATTAATCTTAATTAACTTTAATATAATTAATCCTCTTCTTCAGTATCAACATCTGCACTATCTATAGGACCTGCCATCTTAATCATCTTTCCAAAATCAACTGGTCTTGCATCTGTTGGTGCACCTGAAAAATCTCTAATAGGAACAGGTAATGCAGTATCTATACCAAGTTCTTTTGCAAGTAATTTAAAATATTTACTATGAGAATGCGCGGCGCCTAGTTGCGCCATCATTGGAGAAGATATTATTGAACTAATAAGTGATTTATATTCTTCAGGCTTTGATAAAACTTCACTTGGTTCTGGCACTGGAATTTTAGAAATTTTAATTAATTTAGCATACTCTTTTAAAATTTCATCTGGAACTTTATTTGATGCTTTTGCTTTATAATAACTAACATTTGTTCTATTATTTGACATTAAATTAAGTTTAGCTCTTAATAATTCACGGGAGCGCTTTAGCGCCAGCTCATGATTATTTGTTATTTTAAAATCGACACTTGTATCAGTCTGACTTTCAATTTCTAAAACATAGTCCGATTTAATAAACCTTTTTTTAAGGTCTTCTAAATCAATTGCTTTTGTGTTTTTAACATGAGATTTAAATTTATCAACAGCAGATTTTGAATTAAAACCAGTTTTATCACCATTTATTTTAACAATTAAAACAGCTTTTTGTAGCATTATTAATAATAATATATCGTAATCTTTAAATCCATAATATATTATAGATTTAAATAAAATAATTAAAGAGGCAATTACATGTTTTATATAATGGTTAAAGATACAATATTATATGATAGATTAAATGTTCAAGCTGATGCATCAGAGTCACAAATTCAGAGTGCTTATAGAAAATTATCTAAAACATTACATCCAGATAAATATGCAGGGCCGCCTGAAGAAGGTAAAGTTAAATTTCAAGAAATTACCGAAGCTAAAGATGTTTTACTTGATAATGAAAAAAGACAATTATATAATCAAATTGGTATTGATATTTTAAAAGGACCTCAACAAAACAATATGGGTGATCCATTTGGTGGTTTTGGTAATATGTTTGGTGGAGGTGGAGGTTTTGGTAATATGTTTGGTAATATGCATGGTATGAATCCAAGACAAAAAGAGCAAGAACATATAAAAGAATCAATTAATGTTAGTCTTGAACAATTATATAAGGGGTCTTCAGTTAGTTTTACTTATAAACAAAAAGTATCATGTGGTCCATGTAATGGTGAGGGTTCAAAGGATGGTAAAAGCACCGAGTGTAAAGCATGTGGAGGTCAAGGTGTGAGAGTTCAGGTTATTAGGATGGGTCCAATGATTCAACAATCAGTTGGTGAGTGTCAAAATTGTAGAGGACAGGGTCGTTGTGTATCAGATGACAATAAATGTGATACTTGTAAGGGTAAATGTTTTAATATTAAAAAAAGAACTTTAGATATTCAAATTAAGGCTGGTTTAATGCACGGTAATCAGATTAATTTATTTGAGGAAGGACATCATTTGAAATCAGGTAAAACTAATTTAATTTTAGTTATAAACGAGCTTCCTCATGAACGATTCCAAAGATATCAAAATGATTTATTTATAACAATTAAGTTATGTTTATATCAAGCATTATTTGGTTTTGAAAAAGTTATTGAACATTTAGATGGAAGAAAACTACATATTAGTTGTCCAACAAAGTCTGAATTTAATACAGTCCGAAAGATTGCAAAGGAAGGTATTAAATCATTGTCATCAAATACTGTTGGTGATTTATATGTTCGATTTACAATTGAATTGCCAGATTTTACATCATTACCAGTTGAAACAAAAACACAACTAAAATCAATTATTCAATCGTTTGATAAATTGGAAGTTCAAAATGAAAGCCAAATAGCAAAAATGTCTAATTTAACAAAAATAGGTCTTTCAGATTGCAGACCAGACCAATCTAAACAAATTATTGATTTACTAGAACAATTAAATAAACAACAATCTGATAATAAACATAGAAAACATACAAATGCAGGTTCAGATAATGAACAATCAGGACCTCAATGTGTACAACAATAAATTAAAATAAATTAAAATAAATTAAAATAAAACAAATTAAAATAAATTAAAATAAATAATTTATTTTTATGAGCTATATTTATGTTTACCAACATCTGCTCTACATATTGGGCATTTATAACTATATTCTTTAAGATATTTTTCAATACATTCAGAATGATAAACATGTGAACAATTTAATTCGGTTATAATATTATCTGTTATCATATGTTCCATACATATACTACAATTTGATTCTAATGGTGATTCTAATTTAAATGTTTTTAATTTAGCTAATTCTGAATCATCTAATGTAACAACAACATCTTCAAATTGTTGTTGAGGTTGTTGTTGCATAAACATATGCATAAAAGCAACACCATCAGGAAAAGGACCACCTTGAGGAAATACAAAATTATGGACTTCTGGTGGTTGAAGAAAACCATTAATCATATCAATCATTGAATTATGAGTATTTATTGGTTGATTAGGCATTTGAATAGGCATTTGAAAAGGCATTTGAATAGGCATTTGGACAATTGCAATAGCAACCGATTCTAAATCTTCTAATGAAATATTAATACCAAATGATTGATAAAATAGATGCAATTTTTGATTTATACTATTTGGATGTATGCCGTAAATATTTATCATATATATTTTTAATTCTTTTATTATTGATAATTCATCATCATAAGTATCTTGTAATGAAACTCTAAAAGCAAACAAATTATCAAACAATTCAGTATTATCTATATTATCAACTCCACCAACTACATCTATATCTTCGTCTTCATCATCATCATTATCATCTTCATCTTCATCATCTTCTTCATCATCTTCTTCATCATCTTCTTCATCATCATCATCTTCTACATCGTCTTCTTCATCATCTTCTACATCTTTATCATCATCATTGACATCATCAACAGGATTATTATCTATATTATCTGAATTATCATCAATATATTCTTTTGACATTAAATATTAGTATATATTATATATTATGATTATAAATTATTTTTTTTCAATATTTTTTGTATAAAAACATTGAAAAAAGCAGGTTAAAGATTGCATCAATATATTATAGTAATTATAGCAAATGGATATTAATATACTTTCAAATAAGCTCAAAATTAAATATTATACAAGTGTAATTCGTTATGCACAAAAAAATAATTTAAATTTTGAATGGTTAAATAGTCATTTAGATAATCTTAAAAAGACAGTTTTAGATAATAAAGAAAAATTAACAGAAACACAAACAGATAAAATAGAAAAAGTAGAAAAAACGGAACACACTGAAAATCATAATCAGATATTTGCTGATGATGATTTATATAAAAAACCATGGACAAAATTAAATCCCATTCATAAAATTTTAAAAATTAAAGAATTTGTTAATAATCAAAAAATTAGTTCAGAAAAAGAAAGAACAGAATTAAAAGACCAGTTGGTGCTTTTAATTAAATCTAAAGTATTAACAAAAAAAGAAAAAGTATTATATGATGAAAAAGAAGGTAAAATTATATCTCTTGTTGATCTTCAGTATAAAGATGGTAAATATTATTACAAGTAGTTTAAAAAAATATTTTTTTTTAAAATAGCTTATTAAATAAATAATTTTACAAATAAGTAATTATAAAAGTAATTTTAAATAAATAATTTTACAAGTAATTATAAAAGTAATTATAAATAAGTAATTATAAAAGTAATTTAATAAATATTGAATAAATATTGTTTTAAATATAAGTTATACTTATATTTAATAATAATAAGATGTCTTTTGGTAAATTAAATGAAATGTTATCACAAACTATAATAATTTTAGAATCCAATAATATAACTAAAAAATCATCAATTGATTTATTAAAATTAAATCAATTAAAAGAAATTGTTTTTTATGAATTAATAAATAAATATTCAGATATTACAAAAGATATAATTGATGAAATATTTGTTAGATTATTTGCTCATAATCACACTTTTAATAAATCAATTAATTTTAATTTGGGTAAGAATTGTTTTAGAGAATTTGAAGAATCATATCCAGATATTAAAGTCCCAACCAAATATAAAAAATTAAATGAACATTTTAATAAACTTAAAAATCTACCACAACCCGCGCAACGTTCACAAGAATGGTATGATTATAGATTTAATAGAATCACTGCATCAGACATGGCGTCTGCTATTGATTTGAATCCATATGAACCTATTGAATCATTTGTTCTTAAAAAGTGTGACCCTAATTTTCCATTTAGAGATAATGCAACTGTATTTCATGGTAAAAAATATGAACCAACTGCTACTATGATTTATGAACATATTTATAATACAAGAGTATTTGAATTTGGTGCATTACCATCTGATAAATATTCATTTTTAGGAGCATCTCCTGATGGTATCTGTTCTAAATATACATTAGATAATAAATTTTCAGATAGATTAGGAACAATGTTAGAAATAAAATGTCCTGTTACAAGAGATATTCATACAAAAGGTAAAATAGAGGGTGATATTTGTCCTTTTTATTATTACTGTCAGGTGCAACAACAGTTGGTGTGTTGTGAATTAGATGTTTGTGATTTTTGGCAATGTAAGATAATAGAGTATAAAAACCGTAGTGATTATTTGGCGGATGATTGTGAGGATTGTTCAACAACACATGATACAAATGGTGAAAAAATCAATGTTGACAATAGGCTTAAAAAAGGTATTATATTAGAATTTTATCCAAGAAATTTTGTTCCAGAATTTGATGGTGATTTGCCTGAATGGAAAAGTAAATATATTATTCCAAAGAGACTAGATATGGATTCATCCCAATACGATGAATGGACAATCAAAATGATGGACCAATATAAGAAACTATATCCTGATATTCACAAAGATTATTATTTTTATCGAATTATTTATTGGAAATTAGAAATGTCACATAATGTTGCGATTAAACGTGATGATAAATTTTTTGCTAGTATTTTACCTGTATTAGAAGATACATGGGCTAAAATTTTATATTATAGAACAAATCAAGATAAACTACCTGAATTAAAATTAATTGCGGATAAAAGAAAAAAATATGTTAAAATGAATTTAACATTTATGATTCATAATGATAAAATAATTAAAAATAAATATAAATTTTTAGAACCAGATTTTGATTGTAAACAATTATTAGAAGCACCTAAAATTGCACCTCGAACGTTTTTTGGTCCAAAATCTACTACATATGTTAAAAAACAATCAACAGTAGAAATTGAGAGTCTTTATGACTCTGTCAATTGTGATTTTATTGAGGATGATATATCTTCTTTAAAAATAACCGATATTAAAACAACTAATAACAAAACAAAAATAACCAAAGATAAAACAGTTAATAAACAAGTCACTTTTAAAGATATTACACCAAAAAAACTGGTTATAAATACTAATATAGCTAAATCAGATGATGGTTTTATAGATTAATTTTATTAATTTTTATTTAATTTCATTACCAGAACTATTTACAAATGCATAATCAATTTTATTTAATTTTGTTAATTGTGGGATATATTTTAACAGTGTTCTTTTTTGTAATTTATTTTCGCGCATAGAATCAACAGGTATACCATAACATTTTAATGTAAAATCTTGAAAGGGTGATTTATCAACAACAGTTATTGAGTGTGAATTTAAATATTTATTTCTTAGATAAAAAAGTTTACCAAGGAGTGTTTGATATAATTCAACATTATCTTTATTATTATTAATAACTGCATAATAATAATTGAATAGTAAATACATAAATACTAAATTATAAGTGCCATAATTTGTGTGTTTTTTATCAGAAAAATTATAAACGGTGCATCTTGAATTATTACCATATAATTTTAATATTAAATTATTTTCATAATAATATTCTGTTCTTTTATCCATAAATAAAAAAAATGGGGCAAAATGTTTTATTGTTATTTTATCGCCAAATTTATGTTTTAAAAGTGTGTGAATATGTGATGAATCTTTTATATAATTATCTGATATTAATTCATAATATGGATAATTATTTATTACATATTCAGTAGATACCTTTTTTGCATAATAATTAAATGCCAAAAATCCAACAACTATTAATTTTGAATTGTGAATAATTTTTTTTCTGATAAACTTTAAAATTAAAAGATTTGATTTAAAATAAATTTTTTTATCATTTAATGATTGATCTAATGGATAATATTTTAATATTTTTTGGAAACGATTTATTGATTTATCTAAACGCCAATAAGATGTTAATGGATCAGTTAATACCCTAAAAGCATCTATTAACATAAAATTAGGTTCTGCACATATTATATTATCTATTATAATTGTTGACATATTGTTATAAATATTTTCTGACATGTAAGATATATCACAATAATTTATTAAATTAACAAATATTTTAAAAGTTTCTGGGTGAACACCCTCAACACCTTCAATGTGTTTAAAACCTAAACTATGCAATTCTTCAGTAATTTCTATCATATCTTTTATTGGTGTTGGTGAATAAAACTCAATATCTGCTATGTCAGGCCAATTAAAATATGCTCCATTAATTTCTGTATAGAAATAATCTAATGGATTCTTTTTTGTAATTAACAAATTTTGAGCAAAACCACCATAAACTATTTTTTTATTCTTTATTATGTACTTTTTAATCGCATTGTAAACTTGACTCATTTCAGTTAGTGTTGGTTCATAATGATTTTTATACTCTTTAGCAGCAGCATTTTTTATTTTATTTATATTTTTATCTATTTTTTCAATATCTTCAATACGATACATTTTCTAAACTATATATTATAATTTAGAAAATAAATCTTGTTAAGCAATGCTTATTTTTATTATTATTTAATTTTAAGAGTCTTCAGTTTCTGTATCCTCTGTACTTGAATCAGATTCTATATCTATTTCTTCATCTATTTCTCCATCTATTTCTTCATTTTTTTTTCCATCTTCATCCTCAGTTGAACAATCTGAATTAATAAACATTTCTTCATAAGAATTTGATAAAAAATAATCATTATAATTATTATTTGTATCTACATAGAGAGTTGTAAAACTTTCCCATGATAAATTATTGGCTTCTTTTAACTTTTGAATAATATTATATTTTTTAATAAATAATTCAGGAATTGTAAAATTCTCTTTTTTCTGTTTTTCTTCAATAAAATAATCATATAATTTAATATCATTTTCATAAATATTTTTTGATTCTTTAATTTTTTCTTTACGAATTTTTAACATATTAATTTTATGTTGTAATTCAATTTTTTGATTAGATGCTTCTAATAATTTTTTAGTATTTATATCATTTGTTTCTTGACTAATAACTGGTTTAATTACTGGTTTAATTACTGGTTTAATTACTGATTCAATTACTGGTTTAATTATTGGTTTAATTATTGGTTTAATAATCATATTAAGTATTTGTTCATTCAAACAATAACAACTATTTATTTTATATGTTAAAATTTTACTTGATTCAGTCATTAAATTGTTTTGCAAACATGATAAAATAAATAATTCTGCTTGTGAATAATTATTATATACTCCAATTACTTTTTTTTTATATTCTATTAAATAAATACTTTCTAAATTTTCCATTATTAACTAAATATAATATGATTCTTTAAATTATTTTATATATTATGTAAATTCATAAAATCCAGTCACAGAATTATAAGCACCTTGTTTACATTCTCCAGTAACTGTTTTATTTATCATAGCAGATTTACTTGGTATTACACAATAATTATCTTTTTTTAAACAATCAACTTTGTAACCATATAATGTATTACCTTTTACTTGGGGATTTAATCTTTTTGGCATTCGTACCCTACATTTTATTATTTTTTGTTTAGTAGTTATTGTCATATTTTCTTTAATTTTATTAGTTTTTGTTGTAAATACTAATAATATAATATAAATTAATAACAAAATAAAATTATTTAATTTTTTCATTATATATAGTAGTTTATATTTAAATTATTTTAATTATTTAAAGTATTATTTAAATTCATAAAATTTAGTCTTAGAATTATAAGCGCCTTGTTTACACTGTCCGCTAACTTTTCCATTTATATTAGCAGATGAACGATGAATTACACAATATTCATTATGTATTAAACAATCTGTTTTATAACCATTAAATGTTGTTTTGGCATTATATGATTTTAATTTTTTTGGAAATGATACTTTACAGTTTGCATTGGAACTTGTTCCAGTTTTGATTTGAGATACTGCTTTATTTGTGGGTGCTGGTGTGGGTGCTGCCGTGGGTGCTGCCGTGGGTGCTGCCGTGGGTGCTGCTGTGGGTGCTGCTGTGGGTGCTGCCGTGGGTGCTGCTGTGGGTGCTGCTGTGGCATCTGCGGCTGCTTTGGCTGCGGCTGCTTGATTTGCTGCATCAGATGCTACTTTAGCATTGGCTATTTTAGTGACTGATGAAGATATATTATTTGAGGCATTTTGAATTATATTACTAAATGAATTAATATTATTTAATGCTAATTGGGCATTGTCCGAAGCTAGGTTGGCTACTGATATATCTTTATTTGCTATATTAGTTATTTGGTTAAATGCATTAACAATATTATTAATTGTAGATAATGCATCAACAATATTAGTATTTGCACTGGTTGCATCTGAGACTGCATTTCGTACAGTTTCAACAGCATTTGCAACTTTAGTTGCCTCATCTGATGCATCATTTACACATTTTGTTATAATTAAAGCAATACTTGTAGCTGTAGCTACACTTATAGATGTAGTAGATGTAGTAATTATAGAAATAGATCGTTCTGCATCGTTAGCTGCCTCATTTGCGATTGTTAGTGCATTAGTTGCATTTGTAGCTGCAGTAGATGCACTTTCTGCTGCAATGGTGACTTTATTTAATTCAGTTTGTGTTTTTTGTATAAATGCATCTATTACTACAGATTTTGCATTATTAATAGCAGTAATTGATTGATTAAGTGCATTAGATGATGTATTTGTAAAATTCGTTAAATCCAATAATGCGCTCTCAATCATGCTTACATAATCAGTAATATTTGCAGATGCAATTTGTATATTAGTTAATGATTTTGTTATTTCTGTTGTATCTTGATTTGATGTTCGAATAGCATTAACTGCATCAGTTGCATCTCTTAATGAGTTCGATACAATTGTAGCATTGTTATTTGCTATAATTAAATTGTTTGTTATATCTGTAGTTGCAGTATTTATTATATTAACTTTATTTGTCATATTTTGAATCATTTCTACAATACCAGAGGCTTTTATGACTGCGGTCTCTAAATCTGTGTTGGAAAATAATATTGCATTATTAGATGTATCTATAATAGTTGTTTTTATTTCCACAATACTTTGTATAGCTGTATTAACAGTGGCCATTGTTGTTGTTACTAAATCATTTGCTTGTTTTGTACTTTCAACTGCTGTGTTTGCATTACTCACGGCATTCTCTGCTTTTGTTGTATTTATGATAATTATTTGTTCTTGTATATTTGATACATAATCACAAATATTATTAAATGCAGAAATTGCATTATTAAGTAGTGTTAATAGATTATTTGTACTTTGTTTTGCATTATCAATGTCATTTGGTGTTTGTGTATTAATGGGTGATTGTGTATTAATGGGTGTTGTAATATTAAAAATATTATTTATATTAGTATTTATTATTTGTTGAGCTTGTGAGTTTGTTATTTTAGGATTTATAGTATTGGTAAAATTAAATAGCTTATTAATATTATTATTTAATATAATTAATTGTGAACTACATGCTATACTAATATCATATAATATATTAATTGCATTAGTTATTAGATTTGGTTCTTGCGTTGATATATTTAATATATTATTTATTACTGTTGCATTTTCTAATGAGCTATTAATAGTTATATTATTTGTATTTATAGCACTAAATAATTGTATTACTGTTGTATTATTACTTACTATATTGTTTTGATTTGATATATTAATTGCATTGGTTATGTCACTATTTATTATATTGGTATATGCACTATTAATATCTCTATTAATTTGTGTTATATTTTGTGTTAATATAGATTCACAATTAGTATTATTAAAATAACAAGATATATTATTTACGGTTGATTGTATACTGTTAATATTAGTAATATTTAATGTTATTATTGATAATCTATCTAAATTAGGCATAATTTGGACGTTATTTAGTAGGTTAATATTATTATTTATGTTTAATATATTATCACGTATAGTAGTAATATCACTCATAATTTGTCGACTATTATTATAATATGTTTGAATACTATTAAAAAAAGCATTAACTGTATTTTTTTTAGCCAAACTATCATTTTTTATTTGAATTACTAATGAAGGAATCTGTTCAAATGAGCTATTAGCACTACTATTTATAATGTCGGCATTAGTACTAATGTTATTTAAAGCCGCTAATGCATTTGTTAATAAATCTAACGATGCATTCATATTATCAAGATTTGTTTTAGTTTTAGGATATAATAAATTTAATGTGTCTTGATTTTTGATTGATGATGTATTAAGTGATTCATTTATATTAGTTTGTATATCAGTAATTAAATCTATATTTGTATTAATAATTGCTTCAGCAGTATTTATTTCATTACTACGGGTAGATATTTTTGCTAAATTGTTGTTTTTTATGGCGACAATATTATCTTTTGCATTTATTATGTTTTGTATAGCAGTTATTAATTTGTCTTGTTGATTAGTACATAAAGTATTTATTATAGATAATATTGATATTATATTTGTTGTATTAGTTAATATTATATTAGTAATTGCAGTATCATAATTTGTTAAATCTGTTGTTGAACTAGTTAATAACAATCTAATAGAAGTTATTAAAGTCTGTATAATATTATTTGCACTATCATATGATGTATTTATTAAAGTTGTATCTGTACTATTTTGTATATTTATATAAAGTTGTGTAATATTAGATATAGCTGTTGCTGTTGTTGTTGCTGTAGAACTAGTTAAAAACCACACATCATTTTGCAAATGAACACCAAATCCTAAATTATTTTGACAAGCAGTGTTAATAACTGCGCCCTTGACAGTTGCTTCTGTTTTATGTTGTTCTGTTGTTCCATAAAATAATTCTCCGCCAAATTGAACTCCAAAAACAGTTGCATTATTATTGGCTGCTATTTGAGCTGCTTCATTAAGAGAAGCAACTAATGAAGTGTGTCGAATAGGAATTGCTCTTGATGATGGATTATCATTTCTTGATAATGGATTATCATTATAACATCCTTGACGGGTATATGTATATGTTTTATCATTTGCTGTTGTAGTTAATGTTTCAGGTTGTGTTATTGCTGCTGTTGATGTGGTTGTTGTTGCTGTTGCGCCATTGAGAGCAATCGATATAATAGATAATAATGATTTAATATTATCAACATATGTTGAATAATTATCTATATTAGTGGTACTCAAGTTTAATAATATATTATTTAATTGTGTTGTACTATTTAACTCTATTATTTTTTGATTTATAGTATTTAATTGTAAATTATTATCAATAATTAAAGTATTTATACCATTAATACCATTGATATTATTGTATTGTTTTGTTAAATTATCATATTGCTGCTTAATAAAGTCTTGTTTTGATGTGTTAATTTGAGTTTGTACAGATGCTAATGATGTGTCTGCTTGATTAATAATATTTATATCTAATATTGATGTATTAGATGGCATTGTAAATAGTTGCGAACTAGTATTTAATTTTCTTATATTTTCATTTATTACACTTATATATAAATTAACAATATTAGTTAATGGAGTGGTTATATTTAATAATGATTGAATATTAGTTATTATTGTTGTTAGTGGGTTTGCTGATGTTGGTAGAGGGTTATTTAATGATTCTATAGGATTTATATTTGAAAAAGTAATTGGATTAGTTGTTGATGTTATAGAATTTATATTTATATTTGGAAAAATAATATTTTGTATTGCATTTATATAAGAATTAAAATCAATAGTATTTTGTGTTGTTTTATTTGGTAGTTTTGTAAATTTTTCACTAATAGTAAATATATATGATTTTACATCTATAAAATACTGATTATTAGTAGTAATTTGGTTATTATATATAGTAATAATATTATTTACTATTAATTTTGCATTATTTGGAATACTATTATATAGTGATGTTATTGATGTTTTATTTAAGTTTATAGATGTGTTTGTATTACTTAATGTAGTTAAATTAGTATTAATTGTATTTTGAATTGTAGTTATATTTTCACCTTGTATAGCTGTTGTTATGTTATTTATTGTATTTTTAGTATCAGATATATTTGTTTTTATTTGATCGACTGATGAAGTCATTTCTGTTATAATAGTCCTTATATTATTCATTGATGTCGACATTAATATTTTATTTGTCTTAATAGCATTAATATCTGCTATTATAGCGGCTTGTGTAATTGTAGTTTGTTTACTTATTAAATTATTTATTATAGTATTTAGTTGTAAAGGGTCTATAGTTATATCATTAACAATTGGAGATATAAATGTTATTATATTTTCTATATTAGTTAACATTTGTGATGACTCTGATATACTTGTTTCAATATTTGTTTTATGAGTAGTTGCATATGTTATTGCTTGATCAATAATAGTAGTTTTTATTATATCTTTAATATTAGTTTGAATGGCTGTATCATTTGTAGCAGATAATATTGTATTAATATTAGTTAGCATTGTATTTGTATTATCTATAATAATTATAGCATCATCCAAAGTAATATTACTAAATGTTTTTGTTGTTAATTCTCCCAATGCAGTAGTTAATGTTCTAGTAATAGTTGGTGTTGATGTTGGTATTAATGATTGTAATGAATCAAGAACCCACACATCATTTTGCCAACCAACACCTAAATTTGATTGACATGCAGTACTAGATACAGCACCATATTTTAGAGCTGCTAATACATCACTTTGTGATGTTCCATACCATAACTCGCCACCAGCCTGAATACCAAAAACAGTAGCATTATTATTGGCAGCAATTTGTTTTGCGTGATCAATACTTGTAACTATTGATGGATACATATTAGGTATTGATCTTGGTTGTGGATTATTAGGATTATAAGGAGCAGTATCATTATAACAGCCTACGCGAACATAATTATAAGGTGTTGGTGTTGGTATTGATAGACTAGATTGTAATTTTGTTTGTACATTATTATTTGTAAATGATGTATTTAGTTCTATTGTATCACTTATTAATTTTAAAGTATCCACAATATTTTGAATAAAACTATTTGTAGGTCCAAATATTGGCGATGGTGTTAATACTATATTATAAAAAGAATTAATAGCATTATTAATATTTGTTAAGTATGTAGTTCTTTCTACTATACTCGTTGATGCAGTTGAGTATAATTGCATAGTTGCTCTAATAAATATATATAATGCATATTGTGTATAGATGGTTGCAGTTTCAGCACTAGCATATATTTTATTATACTCAGCAATAAAAGTATTATAGTTAGTCAGACATGGATTCAGAATATTCTCCAATGCAAGCAATGTTGCATCAAAAGTTGTTTTTGTTGTTGTTGATGTTAAGTTTTGTAAGTTTGTATATGCTGTAATCATTTGCTGATTATTTTTACATGATATAATATTATTACTATTAACAGAATTATTAATATAGTTAAATGATGTTGTAACGACAGTTGCAGATGTATTTGTTTTGCTATTTATTGTATTAATTGCATCTTTTGCTGATGTATTTGTTATTGGAGGATTAGAACTTGTAAAATTAAGTAAAGTTGTATCTGTCAATATTGTATTAGTAAATGGTGTAATTTTATCTACTATTTTAGTTAATATACTTTGTGCTTTTAAAAAATAAGTATTATAAAAAATACTATTTTTAATTGTTTCACTAATATTATAATTTAAAAAATTTTTATAATAATAAGATATGTTATATGTTTGATATAATATCGTCGAACTAGACATAATAGGATCTATAATAGTTTTTATATTATCACGATAATTAATAAGTTGATTATTATAAATAATAATTTCATTTGATATTTGATTTGCTATGAATCCATTAGTAACGTTTTGAAGTTTGTAATATATAGATGTTATATTATCATATTTTTTATTTGTATTATAATCATTATAATTAGTATATAATGTTTGAAGTTGTGTATTTAATTGACTAGTAACAAGACTTGAAGATGAAGATGAATTAGTAATTTTATCATTTTGTAGATAATAATATGATGTTGTTATTTTAAAATTAGCTGGTAGTTCCGAATAGATTGACACAATATTATTTAAATTAGGATAATTATTTTTAATATTATTTATTTCATTTATATTTGTATACCATGATTGATTTAAATTATTTATAGTTGTGCGAGCAGTTGTTATACTTGTAGTGTACAATATTACACTTGGGTCGGATTGTCTAACTGATATTTGTAAATTACTATTAACAAAAATTGGTAATATACAAATTTTATATTTATCAATAAAATTATTTAAATCCATTATTCTTAATTTTGGTTTATATGTCATATCAAAATGTGAATACTTCTCTTCAACTATCATATAAATAATATTATTTTTAATAGCATAAGATTTAAAAGTAGATGATGATAATTCATAATAATCTTCAAATACATAGCCATTTAATGCTGTTTTTAAATTACATTGAATAATAGGCATGTCATTTGTAGTTGTTGATGTAAAATTTAATCTAGAATATATTATATAATCATCAGAATAACATAATAAATAGGTACCATCTGTAACACAATTAAATGGTGTTTTGTTAGCAACAGTCATTATTGAATTAGTTTGAGCATAATTTTGTTTTAAATCATTAGTAGAAGATACTATACTTGAAGAAGCATTTGTTAATGAATCCCATCTTCTTAGATTAGAATCTAGACTATTTGGTGTAGTTGTAGTAACACACCCAATACCACTTATTTTGGAAGAGTCATCTTTATTTTCAACACAAATAAAACTATTTATATTACGAGATGTTGTTGGATTACATTGTATCCATGTAGGATTTAAAAAATCAGATGTATCTGTTATCTTATAATAAAAAGCATCACCAGTATTAGTTACTATTGTTGCGGCAACACTTGTGGTTGAGTATTTACAAATATTTATTTTTGTAATTCCATTTTCTGTTGTAATTGGTGATGTAATTTGTACCCATGATTGTTCTGTTATATTATTTCCATTTGTTTGATAGTATACATGAAACAATGCACATGTTTTAGTTGTTGTAGTAGTTGATAAATTACATGCAATATATAACATATCATTAAAGTTAGCCATACATAATATTTTAACAATTGGATTTGTTAATACTGGTTTTGTTAGTTCAGTCCATGTTGGTGATGGATAAATTAATAAATTATCACTTGTATAATATATATATAGATTATCTATAATAATAAATATTGGATCAGTTGATATATTTGGTAAAAGTGCAGTAGTCAGTGATGAATCATCAGTTGATTGCCAGTTATTATTAAAAAAATTAAACATAAGATAATCTTTATAATAATTAGTATTAATATTAATATTAGTATTAGAATAAGATAAATATAATATTCGTTTATAATTTGTAATTATATTAGTTAATGTAGAATTAACTTTTGGAAAATATAAAGAATCTGTACCTGTAGTTATAAGTGTTCTTTCTTGTATAATTGACAATAATAATAAATTAACTATACTATAATATAATACATTATTATATATTTCAAATATAACATTATTATTAACAATTAATTGTCGTGTAACAGTTGCTTTATTTGTTGTATTTGTAAATACAAAAGGTACATTACCTCGCCATTCTGGTGTTTTTTTTAATATAAAATTTAAATTATTACACCATAAAATATTGCCATCATATGACATTATACATACAAAATTATTATGAATAGCAATATTTGTAATATAATTAAGATCTGTTATAGTACCTGGATGTGGTATAATACAAGTTAACGTATTATTAGGAAGTGAAGCTATTGATTTATAAAGTATAAATTTTACTCTTGATAATTGACTACTATTTGCAGTAATAACAGCTGGTGTAGTACTAACTAGCATTAATACTATCCCATTACTTTCACAAACTGATAATAATGTAAATTGATTATTATAGCTTTTTACACTAGTTGGCATATAATTATAATTCATATTAATAATATAAAAATTTGTATTATCTATTTCTACTATAGATGAAGCATTTATTAATGTAAATTGATTATTATTATAATTAATTATTATAGAATTATTGTTTATATTAACTATTTTATTATATTCATTATATGATCTATTATAGATATATATATTATAATGTATACGTGAATAAGAAGGGTCATAGTATCCATAATTATACTCTTGGATTTGATTACTATAAGTAATACTTGAATATGTCATATTAGTTAATGCTATATTTATATTATTATCTAAAAAAATATCATATTTAGATATGTTGGTATTATACCATATACCACTTACAATTGTATTATTTTCTATCATTATTTGTTTTAAATAACCAATACTTAAATTATTTGATTTTTTGGTAAATATAAACCTCGTACCAGGTACACTATTTATATTATAAAAACAATTAATTGAAATAAAATCTGATGTTAGTTTAGTTGGGTTTGTTGTTGGTATAGGTGCATTGGTTTTCCATATTTCATTTTGTAAAGTTATTATACTAGTTTGACATAAATTATTTGAAGCTGCACCATATTTTGATAAATTTTGTATTTCATTTGGATTAAAACATAAATATAAATCAGTTTTTCTTTGCCAACCAAAATAATAAGCATTATTAATAGATGCTATTGATTGCGCTTGTTCTATAGTTGTTATAGGAACATTATATTTTAATGTAAATGCAGGTAATGTACTATTGTCTGTAAAACATCCTTGTGATGTATACTGAGTATACGGAATAGTAGTATTAAGACTATCATATAATTTTTTATCTTCATCAGATAAAAAAGTTGTATTAATCCATACACTATTTTGATTAGGAATACCTAATCCTGTACCATCTGAACATGTAGTATTGGGAACTTTACCTAATGATATAGCTCTCATTAAACTAGTACTCATATATACTAGACCACTATTTTGAAGACCAAATACGGGTGCCTTGTATGAGGCCGCAGTGTATTTAGCATCTAGTATGGTTGTCGAACCATTTTTAAGAAAAGTTGGTATTGTTCTATTATTAGTATTCTCATAATAACAACCAATGTTTATATAATTTTCAATCATTGTTAACATATTATTACTGTTTGCATTACTACACCATATATCATTTACCCAAGAAGAATTATTAATACCATTAATAAATGAACATGATGTTGATTTCCCATATTGTGTAGCTTGAATAAGATCACTACCTAACCATAATTGTCCACCAAATTGAAGACCAAATACAGTGTAACCATTTGTAGCTGCTATTGTTTTAGCTTCATTAATAGTTTCTACAGTTTTGACTGTATATGAACCTTGTCCCACTACAATTCCATTTATTGCATATACCATTGGCAGTGCACGTGGTTTTCCATTAGTTAGTATTGGGTCGGAATCAATATAACAACCAATATTTACATAATCTGTAGTTAATATTGTCATATGTTCTTTAATTTGTGTTTTATTCTTTTTTAATTTATATTGTTTTTTTTTAAATACAATTACTATTATAAAAAATAATAATATAACAAAAACATATAATTTAATCATATATTAATAAGATATATATTTTTATAAATGAAATTATTTCATTAAATAATTTAATTTATATTTTTTAAATTAATATTTTTAATTTGTATTTTTTAAATTTGTATTTTTTAAATTTATATCAGTTGTTGTTTTTAATAATTGTTTAGGTAAATAAACAAATTTATAAAATGCTGCACTAACACCTGCCATTAAACATAATATAACAATAATAATAATTAATTTGGTACGTCTAGTTGGAGCATTAGTAGGAGCATTAGTTGGAGCATTAGTTGGAGCATTAGTTGGAGCATTAGTTGGAGCATTAGTTGGAGCATAAATTGGAGCATTAATAGGAGCATCCATAGGAGCATCCATAGGAGCATCCATAGGAGCATTCATAGGAGCATTAATAGGAGCATTCATAGGAGCATTTATAGGAGTATTAGTTGGAGCATTAGTTGGAGCATTAGTTGGAGCATTAGTTGGAGCATTAGTTGGAGCATTAGTTGGAGCATTAGTTGGAGCATTAGTTGGAGCATTAGTTGGAGTTGATTGAAGAACCCACACATCATTTTGCCATCCAACACCAGCACCTAATCTTGTTTGACATGCATTACTAGAAGCTGGACCATATCTTTTTGCAGCATCAATATCATCACCCCAATATAAAAAATTGCCATATTGAACACCAAAAACTTTTGCATTGTTACGTGCGGCTATTTGTTTGGCTTCTTCTAAGCTGGAAATAAATACTGCATGTCTAATAGGAATAGCTCTTGGACCAGGATTAGCGGGATTAGCAGGGTCAGTATCATTATAACAGCCAATATTAACATAATCGGACGGTTGAGTCATTTTTTCTTTAAAATTTTTCTTAGTAAAAACAAATATTACAACAATTAATAATATTATTCCAAAACTATGAAAAGTATTCATTTTATATATATATATATATATATAAAAATAATTTATATATTTTATTTTATAATGAAAATAATCTGTTGGAATGTTAATGGTATAAGGTCTTTATTAAAAACAGACTATTTAAATAATTTTATTAAAAATGAAAATCCAGATATTTTATGTATGGGTGAAACCAAAATAGGGTGCTCATATATTGAACAAGATACAATGATGTTCAACATCATGCCACAATTTAAATTTAGATATTGGAGTCCATGTCAAACAAAGAAAGGTTATAGTGGAACATCAATATTTTGCAAGTCTAAACCACTTAATATAACATATGGACTAGATTTTCGAGGAAAATCTGTAGATGATGAAGGACGTATAATAACAATAGAATTAAAAAAATTTTATTTAATTCATGTTTATACACCAAATTCAGGTCAAGCTTTAGCCCGTTTGGAATGGCGGACAACAATATGGGATAGAGCATTTGAAATCTATATTCAAAAATTACAAAAAATAAAACCAGTAATAGTTTGTGGAGATTTGAATGTATCACATAAGCCTATTGATTTAGCCAGACCTAAAACAAATTTAAGAACTGCAGGATATACTAAAGAGGAAAGGGATTCATTTGAAAGATTATTAATAAATACTCAATTAATAGATACATATAGAAAGCTACATCCTGATAAAATAGAATATAGTTATTGGTCCTATATGCGTAATTCGAGGGAAAAGAATATTGGTTGGAGATTAGATTATTTTTTGGTAGATATGCGGTTAATAAAAAAGGTTAAAGAAAGTATTATATTGGCTGATATTATGGGTAGTGATCATGCACCAATTAAACTTGAAATTAAAACTTAAAATTTAAACTTGAAATTAAAACTTAAAACAAACTTAAAACAATCTTAAAACAAACTTAAATAAAAAATATATAAAAATATTATAAATTTTCTAGTTTATAATATATATTATGGATAGCCACATTTTTATTGCCTTACTAGGTGCTTTAGTAAACTTAGCTTTATCTGTTTCTGTTCCTTGCATGCTTCAGAAATCAGAACAACCTTTTTTGGTTCAAATCAAAAAGGTTTTTGAAGTAAATAAACAAGAAATTTTAGCAAGTAGTTTTATTATAGCAGTTACAATTTATCTTGCTCTTAAGATAGCTCCAAGTACATATCCTGTGTTTTCTAATTTAACTGGATTAAATACTATGTCATCTGATTATTACCCAAATTATCCAAGTTATGCAACTACTACTTCTCCAATTATTGAAACCAATGAAATGCCTCTTGAATTACGTAATTTGTTACAATTAATGAAACGTTAATAAAAAATCCTATATTTATTCTAATAAATTAATCCAAATGTTATTTATTAATTTAAACCCAATTTTTTCAATATTAGACTTTTTATCTTTTAAAAAGTCAGCATTTGTAAAAGTCATTTCATATTGTATATAATTTTGTTTATTTTTTTGTTTTTTTACAATAATATCAACTTGTCGTCCTGCTATTTTGTTAATTTGAGAAATAATAAATTTGAGTCTATCTTCTAAATTATAAGGAAAAGGATATATTGGATGATTAGATGGAACCATTATATATGTCTTTTTATTATTATCTTCTGTTGTTGAATATTTTTCTAAATATAATAATTTATCTCTTAATTCTAAGCATATATCATCTCTAGTTAAATTATCCAATCTTATTATTTCAGCTTTATTTATATTTGGCATATTTCTAATAAGTTTAATAATTGATTGTTTATCTTTAGCAGTTGCACAAATAGCACCTTTAAACGTTGGTATACCAGTGCCTCTTTTTTTGCCAATTTGTTTAGCTCTTGGTTCTCTAATTTTAAATAAATCTTCATTATTATCAGCTTTATTTAAATTTTTATCAATAATTCCAACAATAAAATTTTCTTCTCTTTCATCATAATAATTTAAGGTATCATCAAAATTATAATTAATAACTGTATTTGCTTGTTCTTCTTTATCCTTATCTTGTTCCTTAGAAATTTTATCTGAAAAATGTTGTTTAATATAATTATTTAATGAAACTCGATTTTCTTGATTAATTTCTAAATGTTGTCTATAATACATTGGCACATCTTCATTTTCATTATATGGTTGAAAAATAAAATATTTACTTCTTTGAATTAAATAGCCTGGTCTATTATATTTATCATTAATAGTATCTTGATAATTATTAATATCATTTTCAGATTTAGGCATTAAATCTTCTAATGCTTGATCAAGAAAATAATTCTCAAATAGGTCTGCCTGATGATGTTGAAATGATTTTTTAATTTCATCTAATATTTCATTATACATATACACATGTTTGAATCTATATAAATCTTTTATTCTGTTTTTAATTAAAATAATTTCATATTTAGCCAAATCATCATTAAATGTATTATAATTAATATCATCTTTTTGAATGTCCTTATAAGTTAATTTTTTAGCATCCCAATATTTTTCATTTAATTTATTAGAATCACATTTTAACTCACACCTTTTAAAATCACATAATGCTGGACATATTTGTTTACCACTATTAATATTTTCAAGAGTCGGTGGAACACAATTACTATATTTTTCTAATTCTTCAGGAAACATATTAGCATGCAATAATAATGGACAATCAAATGCAACTTCTTTTAAACTTCTTTCAATCTCTTTTACTGTTAAATATTTAATTTCTGCTTTTTGATATAATAATTCATCTGTTGATAATTCAGTTGATTTTTTATTATTTAATGCAACCACATAACGAAAAACATGAACTTTAGGAAATTTATAGTTATCATTAATAACATCTTGATGAACACACATACGAATAGCACGACCAATAACTTGTTCTGCTTTAGGTATATTAAAAAATACATCAATAATGTGTACTTCTTTACAATTTTTGAGGGTTACACCTTCATTCATGACTCTTGAACCTAAAACAAATTTAATATTTTGGCCATCAATATTATTTGGATTATTAAATACATCATTAATAATTTTTTGTTTAATTTCAGGAACATCTTCTCCACTTTCATCAGAACTACCTGTGACTAAAATAAATGTTGCAGGTTTAAAATCATTAATATTTTTTTTACTTTTTTTATACTCTAAATAAGTCAATCCAGTTTTATAATCAAGTGTTTCATCTTTAATATCGTAACTTTTACTATCATCATTATATTCTAAATAACCATTCTGTAGTAAAGCTTCTGCAAATAATTCCATTCCACCAGCTTTAACCAAATTAGAATAAACAAAAGCTGTAGCACAACCTTTTTTATCTTCAACTAATTTACCTAATTTTTTAATTAATTTGTAAAATTTGATTGAAAACTTTTTAAGATATTCTAATTTAAGAATTAAACCTGTTATACTCTTTTTTTCATTTTCAAAAATAAAGTTTTCTTCATCACCTTTTGATAGTTTATTATTAAATATATGTTTATTAATTAAACTTCTTAATTTAGCACCATCTGTGTTTATTTGAGATATTACAGTATTCATGCCTTCTGTTGAATAGTATCCCATTAATTCTGTTTTATCTTTATTCAAGCCTGGAAACACAAAATTAGACGCTGCAGATGAACCTTTATCCAAAGTATCCTCTATATTTTTTGTTGTTTCAATATAAGTTAAATATTGAAAATTATCCATAAAACATTTAATAACAGGTGTAAATAACATACCCGCTGGTATTACACCTTTTTCAACACGTTTAGCAAATGTATATGGAATTGAACCACGGTAAAAACTTATATAACCACGGGCTTTTTCTTTTAAATATTCTAAACCATTTGGTTTAATTTTCATTGCATAGTTCTTTTCAGGTGTAAATACTTTATCGCGCTGGATTTGGTCATTTAATGGTCTTATAAAATTTAATAAATCAATTATTTCATCCGCTAAATTAATCATTGGTGTTGCTGTTAATAAAATAACACGTAAGTTTTCTGAATTTTTAATAATCTTTTTAAGAGCTTCACCATATTCATTACCAGATACATTATGTGCTTCATCAACAATTAATATAGCATTATTCATATTAACAATACGATCAACAACTAATTCTCTTTCAAATTCACCTTCGGCATTTTTACGATATGATGATTTTATTTTATTATCATTAACTATTTTTTTCTCAACAATTTTTTCACCTAATACTTTTTTATAAAATGTTTTATATGATAATATTTTATAATATTGTAATGCTCCATATAATGCCAGTTTTTTAGCCTGATCTACTTCACCTTTTGTCATTTGATTTAATGCATCCTTATTTTTAAGATAAGTTTCTCCAGTTGTTGTTAATAATTCTTTTCTAAAATTCTCACGAGTATTTGGACCAGGCACAAGTACAAAAATTTTTGTATTATATTTTTTTACTTGTTCTTTAAACTGTTCTGCTACTCTAATAGCAGTCATTGTTTTACCAGAACCAACGCCATGCATTAAAATGACTCCTTTATAATTTGTATTAGGACTTATATAATTAGGTAAGATAGCTTGTTGTTCCCGTGGTTCAATCTCACCTTGTTTACAATTAGCTGCTCTATATTTTTGAACATCTTCATATGTTTCCATTTGTTCGCGTTTAGGAACACGATAATAATAAAATTCTCTTTTTTTAAATATTTTAGCTAATAAATCTTTATCCACTGGTTCTGGATATGAAAAGTCTTTTGTAAATTTTACTTTTTTACTCATTTATTAATTTAGTTTAGATTAAAAAAATTGAAAATTTAAGTTTATTATAGTTCTATAATGTAAAAAACATTTGGTACACACATGTTTCCAGCTGGTCATTTCACAATGATGGGAGTACCTTTTCAACACACGCCCACATCCACACACCCACACTTGCGCCCTTTGCCTTTTATGTTACCACATCATGGTGGTGTTGTTGTTGCAGGTGGGGCAGGTGCTGCCCATCCTCATCATGGTGGTGTTGTTGTTGCGGGTGCTGCCCATCCTCATCGCCGTGGTTGGAAGAGTGCAGGGACAATTATTATTGATACAAAATATTACAATGGTAGAACTAGAGCTACGTGTCAAACTGTTTTGTTATTTTTAAATAAACACACGGGTGTGTGGGAGATGCCGTATGGGAAAGAGTCGCGCTCAGACACGTGCCCTGCAGATAACGCACGACGCGAAACTGTTGAGGAGACAAAGAACCTGTTTCACTTCCCCGCCCATGTGTATTCCAGTAAAGTGACGCACAATAATAAGGATATTGCATATGTCGTGCGTGTTGAGGCCCCCCGTGGAGGACTACAGACCAAGCTCTTTAAGGAGAATGAGCGTGTTCTTAGTGCAAACGGTGCCCCAGGCGACTTTAGAGAGATGAGCGATGTTACGCGGGTCGATATCGACGACCTGATTAGCGCTCACCTTTTAAGCTTGAGGTCTGAGAAGCCACCTGACTTTGGAGTGACAGATGTTTATGGAAAGCACATCACCATCAAGGGTTTCCACGCACGCTTTATTCGTGATGCTATTAATAGTAGGCTCTTTGTTTCCGCACCTGTTCACAAGCTCAAATATGTGGACCATTGGGATGACCGTCGACACGGCAACACCCGCCCTTTTCTAAATGGCACAAAGAGTTATACATGTTAGTATTTGTTTGTATTGTTTGTTTGTTTGTTGTTTGTTTGTTTGTTTGTTGCTTAGTTGTTTGTTGTTTGTTGTTTGTTATATTATATTCTTTTATCCACCTTAAATATCATTTGTAAATAAATATTTGTAAAAAAAATATTAAGAATTTGATATTTGAACGAAGCTTTTTTTAATATTTTGGTTATTTAAAAATCTAATTTATATTTTAATTTAATGGAACTTTCAAGTTCAAGAAAATTTAATACAGATTTTAGGAAAAAATTAATTGCTAAATTTGAAAAAATAAAAGACAAAACAGATTATATTACAATCTATTATATTATAATTGAAGATATTGGAACAAATTTCTCATCCAATAGAAATGGCATATTTATTAATATGAATTTATTGTCAGATAAATGTATTGAAAAGTTGCAAGATTTTATAAATGAAAAATCATATATACCAAATAGACACTCGGATATTGAAACAAATAATTATAATTTTTATAAAGCAGATGAGATTGAAATAGTAGCAAGTATTGGTCATAAATTGAGCAATCAGGATAAACACATTATTAAAAGAATAAGAAGTACTGTATTTTAATTTAATATTTTAATTTTATTAGAATTTAATGAAAAAAATGCACATTTTTTAGTTAGTAAAAATAATAATATTGGACTACCAGACCTATAAAAATGTTTCATAATTGATAATAATCTTGATGTTATTTGATATTCCAAATCTTCATTACGTGTAATAATATCAGTAGAATTAAAATTATTACATAGTTTAATCTCACATGTTACATTTTGAGATATTAATTCATCTTTTAATATAATCATATAACTATTAGATAGATCACATTCTATTAACATAAAAGATTCTAATAAAATGTCCATTTTAAATGTTGGATGATAAATTAATTCATTTTTAACTAAGAATGAATTAATTTTTATGATATTTGAAATATCTAATGTATGAATTTTATCAAATGTATAAATATTTAAATTATCTTTTCTCAATATATTTTTAATAATTATATATATTGGAATAATATATGCAATCCTTTCTTCTTTATTATATTTTGAAAAAACCCCAACTATTTTATCATTAAAAAATACAGGAGAACCAGACATACCTGATTGTGGTTCATTTTCATCTTCGCTAATATACATTTTAATATATGGAGTTTTTGAACTTATATCAATATTATCCCATGGAATAAATTCAATACCAATAAATACTCCTTCAATATCTTTAAGATTTGTTTTTATAATTAATGATTTTTCTACATCATCAAGTTTAGGAATTTTATTTTGAATTGATTTATAAATCATATAATCGCTTAATATTTGTTTAGTAGGTTCTATAATTAATATTTCACTCCAACAAGAGTTAATTTTAATTCTTAATATCTCATCATCTTGTGTACATACATTATTAATTGGTAAATTATGATGAACTGATATTAAATAATTTTTATTATTGTAATTTAATAAAAATCCATGTAAACTAAATATAATAGTTTTTTTTATAAAAGGTTGAGTTATTAATTTTAATTTTATTAAGTCTGTCATTAAAAGTATAATAAAATATATAATTACTATAATATATTTTCAATTTTTTTAGTTAATTATATTGTTTTATAATGTATTTTGTTATTGATTTATAATAAGCACTTAATATTGGAGTTTCAATTGAATCCCAAATATTATAATTTTCATTCCATCTATTAATAAGCTCTTTTCGCAATCTTTGAAAACTATCTGAATTAAAAAAATATATATAAGATTTATCATCAGATAATGAAGTATTATAAATATAATCTGTAAATGTTGGATTAAAAAATAATGGTAATGTTGGTATTAACCATTCGGCTTCTATTTGATTTAATAAACCAACATGTAAAACATTTATTATATCTGTTGATAAATTATCATCTTTATTATAGCTCAAATAAAATGTTAAATCATTTGATAGATTAGTTAATGTTTCATCTGAAAAACTATGTGTGGATAATTCAAATATTTTTTTTATAAATACTGGGCTTAATTGAAAATTTATAAGTGATACCAATTTATCTGAATTTTTAACTGTTTTAAATGTAATTTGATTTGGCCTTCCATATAAAAAAGACCTTATTATTTTTTCTTCTAATGCCCCTGTTGTTAAATATTTATTAAAAGTTGATTCAAATTGTACTGCCCAACTAAATACTTCATTATTTTCTAATATATTTTTAGTTAAATAATTTGTAACTAATGATTTTAATAATTTTATAATAATGGTTGGTTCAAAGTAATTCATAATAGCCCATTTAGTAATTTCAGATTCATGTTTATCTATATTAGTTAATAATATATTTAATGTTGATACATCCATACTAATAACTTGTTTATAATTATTTGTTAATGTTTGATTAACTTTTAAACTTAATAAATCATTCCATAATTTAGGATTAAAATCACTAGGCATAGAATCATAACCATTTATAAGCGCCATATTAAATTTTTTTAATATTGTATCATAATGTTTGTCTAATATTAGTGTTAGACCAGATGTCCTAATATTAAAAATTAATAAATTGCTAAATCTTGATTTAATTTTTTTAATAATATCATATAAAAATATTAAATCAGATTTTGTATTAGAATCTCTATATATTTCATAAAATTCAGACCATGTAACTGATGGATTAACTATTTTACTTAATGAACTATCTATTAGTTCTAAAAATAATTTTAATTCATAAACAGGTCTTAAACATCGCATTGCAGTAGCTGAGATTAATGTTATAGCATCTTCTATAGTTATTTGATATTTTGATATTAATTCTAAAACTTTAACACTTAATTCAGTTTTAATATAGTTTCTATTAGCATATTTTATATTATTTAATGTATTATAAGGAACAATTGCATTAGAATCAATTAATAAATTTTTATTAATTAAATATGATAGTAAATACATATATTCTATATTTGGAATATATGATTGCTTTTTAGTTTTAAATTTAATAATTTTATTTAATATATTTCTTCTAATAGAGTTTTCAAATGGATGAATTAAATAAAACTGTCCTAAATCATCTAATATATTAGTAAATATTTGTCCATTGTTAAACATATAAAAAATATTTTCTGTATTTGTTTCCATTTGTGTAATTACATTTTGTGGTAATTTATTATATGAGTCATAATGAGCATTTCCTAATACTCTATTGTTTATATAATAATTTTGTTTATATAATTCATATAAATTTGAATCAAATGTATATGTTTCTACAGGTATTTCGGTGCTTAATTGTTGCCGTATTAAAGATACCCTAATATTAGGATTTAATTTTGTTGAAATAATTAACCTTTTATAGTTTTCATTATCTTGTAGATTATTTTCATTTAAATTTTTTTCAGCTAATAATCCTAATAAACTAACTGCAATATCTTCTTGTGTTATTTTATATTTTGGTTTTATAAATCTACGCGCATCCTTTTTATACATATAATAAACTGTTCCATCTCCAGTTCTACCAACTCGGCCTTTCCGTTGTTCTCTACTTGATTCTGATATTTTTTCAATTTCTAATTTTGTTTTATTAAGAATAGGATTAAAATTATTAACTTTAGCATATCCATTGTCTACTACAAAAGCTAAACCATCTATAGTTACTGATGCTTCAGCTACATTTGTAGCAATAATAATTGAACGTTTATATAATCCATTTGGCACACTTAAATCTTCAATATAATCAGCCCCCCATTCTAAATGAATTTGAGTTCTTTTATTTTTAATTGTTGATATTTTTGATGAGATTTTTTCTATAATATTTTTATAAGCACTATTTAATTCAGAGAAATAAGGCAGTGCAACATTACCAGCTGGTAAATTATTATTTAAATATTCAACTGCTAATAAAATTTCTCTTTTACCATTTGCAAAAAATAATATTTCACCGCTTGTTGTTTTTGAACAAATTTCCATTATCTTTTTATAGCCTGCTTCCTGAGCTTTAATTGATGCTAACTTTTCTGTGTCTCCTTGTGGGTCTTCATCTAAATATATTTCATTAACTCTATATTGTGTTGTTTCACCTGGTGGTGATATATGATATCTTCTATCCATTAAATATGCATATGGTAAAAAATTATTTCGATGTTCTAATAAAGGATGTTGTATTTGTATTTTTATTGGATATAATAAATTATCATTAATATTACTAAAATATCGTCTATATATAGGCTCATCATCGTCCATTGTTGCTGATACTATAATTAATCTAACTTGGTTATTAAAATAACATGTTTGTCTAGCTAATGCTATAATAATATCCATATTAATGTTATGTTCATGAGCCTCATCAACAATTATTATATCGTATAAATTTGTATTTGTTAATTTGTCTTTAATATTAACTTTTAATGTTGGATTCTTTTTAAGCTCTTCTAATAAAGTTCCATCTGTAACAATTTTTAAAGAACTATGTAGTTTTTTAGTATTTAAATGAGATGCATTTTGATGTTTATATTCAACATAATAATTATTTGTTTTTAGTTTATCAGATGAATTATTAGATAATTGTTCAATAGGAAGTCCTAATTCTTCAGCAATACGGGTTGAATTATTGACAGTAGGAGGTATACGTGGTTGTGTACAAATAACTTTTCCATTAGATTTATAATCAATAACTTTTAATGCATATAATAATAATTTTGGAACTTGGGTTGATTTACCTTGTCCTGTTGCACCTGTTACATATAATACTTGATGATATATGTAATGTTGAAAAAAACTAATTTGACTAATCCAATCCATCGCATAATATAGTGGCCATGATTGTTCTTCAACAATTAAATCAAAATAAGATATTTCTTTATACTTGTCTTTATTATTAATATTATTAGTTTTTTTTTCAACTCTTATTGGTGGCATATCTTTAATCTTTTTATTAGTTAAATAATAATATGATTCAAGCCATTCTTTCTTATTGTCATTAAATAATTCTTTTAATAGTCTTTTTGTTTCTTTCTTTTTGAGTGTAGATTCTTGAGGTAAAAGTAAATTATTAGTAATTTCTTTATTAATTTGAAATGTATTTAATAAACCATTTGATGTCAATTCTTCAAACACTAAAATAACATGAGCTAAACGAAAAGCAGCAGTTATAGAATCAATCATATTAGGTGGATATGGATTACCAAGAAATTGACGGCGTAAATTTCTATTTAAATTAATCCAATAAGCAGCACGGATATTATAAATTTTATTAAAAAAATGGTGTTTAAAAGCAACATCTAATGATAAATAATTTCTATCTAATACTGTCCAGTCATTTAAATCAGTATGAGATAATGATTTACTTATATTATAAATATTTTTTAAATTAAGTTTATTTTTTAAAGTTGATTCATAATTAGGCAGTTGTTTAATATAATCATTAAATGGTTCATAATAATATTTTGTTGATATTTTGTTATTAACAATTAAAAATTTACCATATGGACATGCTATTAATAAATTTAATGCAGATTTTAAATAATCCCATAAATCTCTCAAATGTGTTTTTTGCACTTGTTCAAGTGTATTTATAATATTTTCATTTGTTATATTTCTAATAGTTTTTAAATCTTCATTATTAAAGTCATCATTTGCTTCATCATCTAATTCTTGTGATAATTTAAATTTATTAAAACTATTATTTGGTGTAAGTGTATTATGATTATTAATTAAATATATTAAACAATATTTTACAATTTCAAAATCAACCACAATATTCTCTAACAAAGAATTTCCATTTTTTAAATTTGTTATTAATTGAGTAACTTGTTTAGTAAACTTATATTGTGTATCTGTTGATAAATCATTAAATGATAGTTCATTTGTTTCAAGTATTAATTCAAGATTAAGCATTCTATTTAATCCATTAATTAAATAGATTTTATTTGTTGGTGATATTTCATATGGAAAAAATAACCATTTTGATTTTTTACCTTCTTCATAATATTTTATTCTTATAACATTATATAAATCGCCAAACCATAATCCAGAATAATATAATAAATTTTTACTTAAAAAATTAGTTGATTCGTTATCATCATTATTTTGTAATATATGAATATATTGATCTATTTGAGCTACTGTCCGTGCATATAATAATGAATTATTATAATTATTTAAATTTAATGGAACAATATTAATCCAATTAATATAATACTTTCCATTCATAATTTCTAAAGTTTGTAATAATCCAATAAAATTATAATGTATTAATCTATAAATTAACTTTTCATTATTATTATTAGTTAATTTTAATTCAAGTAAATTTTTTTTAATATTATATTGATTAATTAAACCTATACCCATATTACCGTATTCAAAATGTGTTGATAATATTTCTTCACGTTCAAGTAATAAAATATCTTTTGGTATTACATCTTTTTTATACGCATATAATAATTGATTTAAATCAGTAATTTTATTAAACAAATTTTTATTAGTTTTATCGTCAATAAATGGTAATAATAATAAAATAGCCCCTTTTATATCCCTATTATTATTTTGTTTCCATTGGTCATAATATGTTTTTTCTGACTTAAAATGATATTTAATAGAAATTACATCAATTATATATAATGTAAATATTGTCAAAACACGTTTATCATTAGCATTTAGATTAATCATAAAATTATTAACCACATTTTGTATTTCTATTTTAAATTCTTTATTAATAAAATAATATGAGTCATTTTCTATTGTATCTAATAACTGTTTAAAATCATCTGACATTTCTAATTCTAACATTTCTAATTCAGACATTATTAATAAATAAGATAATTTATTTATTAATTAATAAGTTTTAATTTATAGGTTTATAAGTCCATCCATTATCATAAATCAAACAACATTTTCCTCTACCAAAAACTGTTAATTGTTCAGATGTTAATTTATTTTTAAATTCTTCACTATATTTATTTATTAATCTTAACACAGCCAGACATATTGATTGGTGTGATACTAAAATTATATTTTTATCGGTTTTTGCATATTTAACAAAAATATTATATAATACTTTTTTTACTCTTTTTCCAACTTGTTTATCATTTTCTGGATAGCTAATTTCATTTGGTTTAATTACTGTTTTATATTCAGGTTCATAATTAAAAGTTATTGCTAAATATTCAGGTAAACTAATACCCACTGCTCTTTTTGAAATTATATCTGGATGATGAAGTTCTGATAAACCATATTCTAAATTAACTTTATATTTTTTTTGTTTAAGATATGGGTATATCGTTTGTAAGGTTCTTATAAAAGGAGAACAAAATATTGTATCTATATCATGTTTTGTTAAAATGGTTGCTAATTTAACTGTATTATTTAAACCAGTCTCTGTTAAAGGTGAGAAGAATGAACAATCTTGTGTTCTATCTTCATGTCTTAATATATATATTTTCATTATAATTAACTATATAAAAAATATTAATTAATTATAAATATTTTATATTTTATTTTATATTTCTGGTGAAATCATTAAACTACTGGTTAACAATAATAACGCACCTAGTATTATTGTTAATATAGCAAATGAAAATTGTGTATGAGGTGAAGAAAATATATATTCAATTGGATTTTGTTTATCAATTAATAATTCTAAAATTTTATAAAACATTTCTCTTATATTAATTATAATATCTTCCACCGGTTTTTGATGTGGTAACAATATACTATTTAAATCATCATTATTAATATTGAGTGCATTATTTACTTTTTGATTTGAATTTAAGACTGCATCATTTGATTCAAATGATGCATTAAATTGTTTTTGGTCAAATTGTTTATTAACATCTCGATTCGATTTATTAGTAGTTGTTATAAGAGGTGTTGTTATAAGAGGTGTTATTATAAGAGGTGTTGTTATAAGAGGTGTTGTTATAAGAGGTGTTGTTATAGGGTCTGACATATTATATTTATATATTAAATTTAGATTAAAAAGATTAATATAAAAAAATTGAATTTAAAAATATATTGATTAATAATAATATAGTATTAATGTTATATATGTCATGTCCTACATGTGGCTTTTGTTTAGGCCTCAAAACTGAAGCTTATGAACTAGGCAAAAATAAAATATGTTCTAACCCTCATTTAACGGTTGAACAAAAAGAAATTGATTTGAGTAAACTACTTTTATCTTTAGGATTAAGGCGATATTGTTGTAAAATGAGAATGATGACTTATAAAGATATTGTTCATGATATTTTACCTATTCAACATGACGAATGACGAATAAAAAATAAATATTAAATATTAAATATCTAAATTACTTTATATAATTATATAATTATGGAACCAATATTATCTCGTGAAACTACACCTACACCTAAACCTGTCAAATCACAAAGAGGTATAATATTAGATAAAAAATTAAAATGTCCACAATTAACATCAACAACAGGTGAAGTTTCATCTCCTGAAGATATTATTAGTGGTGGAATACAAATACTTATTGAACAGTTAGCAGCATGTTTAGACACACCAATTACTATACCCAAATATAAGGAAAAATTAGGACCATTATCTAACAATGCACAATTAGAATTTCTAAATACACACATACCATATTTAGAATATATAATATTTGAAATTAGACAGTTTCTTGAAATTTTTAAAACTCATTTAGATCACCGATATGAATCCAACCGGCCATATTACAACTTACATTTTACAGACCCATTAGAAACACTTGAAAAAGTAAAAACTCATGTAGAAGGAGTACATGTGTCTAAAAGAATGGCAATAGGGTTAGTATCATTTGGTGTATTTAAAAAACAACAGGGAAAAATTACACACGATAATACCCAAATACAAAAAGACAAGGAAGACCAGTATAGAATTAAATATGAAGAACTTTTAAAAGAAAGAGGTGAAGAACAAAAGGCTTTACTTGATTCTAAATTAGAATTATTAATTGCAACAACTAATAAAGAACGTGATATAAATATTAAAATTGAAAGTCAAATATTAGAAAATAATTATAATAAACTTTTTAAATTAAATACACCAATATGGCTACATCGTGATTTTAAAGAACATTATAAAACAAATATTGAAACATCTCATACAACATTAAATAAATTATTTGAACTTCAAAAAAAAGTGTGGGCAACTACATTTAAAACAATGTATTCAAGAAATGACACTTTTTTAGAAATACCGAAAATAAATGATAAAATAGAAAAAATAAAAAAATATACACAACACTTTTCTGATAATATTGATGAAAAGATTGCATCTATTATAAGCCTTTATGAAACAAGAGAATCTATAATACTACAAGGAAACAATCAAGCTAATCTACATGATAGTATTTTTCATGTAGATGATTTGCCAGATAATTTAGTTTTATCAGCCATACGCAAATATACACCTCCTGAGCCGACACCTACAGAAGAAATGGCTGAACGAGTTATACAATATATAAAAGACCATTCTTATGAAAAATTAAATTATGGACCAGAAGGTTTGATTATGTATGTTGATGGTGTGCCAGATTATGAAGAGCATGATGATGCTGCAGGATTTGAAGAATGTAAAGATTCAACTACTGAAATGACTGATCCTGAATTTAAACCTTACCAAACCATATATAAAATAATTAAACCCGATACAAAAGACATGTGGGAACGTATGTGTTTAATTAGAATTAAAGGCACCGATGAAGAAAAAGCAGCATTAATAGAAGAACAAGCAATAAAACGAAATGAAAGATTACGTAAACAAGAACAAAAATATCAAAAACATATTGAAGCAGAAACAACTAAGAGAGAACTTGCAGTATTACAAGAACGATTTTCACATATAATAAAAGAAACAGCCACAAGTCAATTATCAACTTTAGATGAGCCGGAAACAAGAACTAGTGAAGCTAAAAATATGGAAGATGCTGTAGATGCAGTATCGGTGCACAGGTCAACACAAGCTGCGTCTTTTGCATCAGATAAAACAAAAACTGATACACCATCTGAATCAAAGGTGGCAGTAGAGTATGATACAGGAATTGACACAGATTCCGACACAGAATCTGGCAAAAAATCAAAAGCATCTAAAAAAAGAAAAGAAAGAAAAGAAAGAAAAGAAATAACAGAAACAAGAGAGAGATTAAGAGTAGTTGAGTCTGATGCAGTTTCTAAAAGAGAGTTTCCAACTATTAAAGGTAATGTGTTATCGTTGAGAGAACCAAAAATATATTTAAAACGTGTTCAAATAGAAGAAGAACAAACAGAAGAAGAACAAAAACAAACAGAAGAACAAATTGAAAAAGAAGGACGCAAACAAATAGAAGAAGATAAACGAAAGCAAAACGAGGAAGACACATATAAACATATAATGTTATTAATTATTTCATTAGTTAGTCAAAATTATCCAAACCCAGAATTAAAAAAAGTTGATTTATCAAGTGGTCTTGCACAAGATGAGCCTGAGCGTAGTGATTCAGATGACTTAATTACTCATGATATTAGCGGTGCAAGTGGTAGTGCAAGTGGTAGTGTATTAAGTAGTGCAGCGAGTGGTAGTGCAGCGAGTGGTAGTGCAGCGAGTGGTAGTGCAGCGAGTGGTAGTGCAGCGAGTGATTCAATACTAAGGCACTTACCAATAGTTGAATCATCCGAACCTATTTTAATTAGAGACTTACATAATACTAATAGATTATTTTCAAATATTTTATCAACAATAATAAAATCATCAAAAAGTGTTATATTAAATAAAGTAGAACATATAGTGCCTCTTTTAATAATAAAATATGTTGAAGATACACAAAGTCTTATAATAAAGACTCAAACTAAAGAGTTTACAAACAATGGAAAAACTGCAAAAATTTATCAATATGTTCGTTATGATTTAAAAACTGATATTATTTCATTTACACTTCAGGAAGATAGTGATGATAAAAATAAATTTATTTATACAACAGAATATGCAGTTATACAACCATATGAACCTAATGAAACAAGAAAAATAATTATTAATCCAGTTTCATATAATGAATTTAAAAAAATAAAACCAATTTATCGAACTGTTAAAATAGAAAAATGTCTAGATGTAAGTTCTCATGTAAATATTTTTAAATTCTTAAATGAGGCTAATCTATCTTCTAAAATTAATGTAGATACTCCTTTGGAAACAATACGTCAAAAAATGGATGAATATGAGACAAAGTATTCATTTGTAAAGAACCCAGCAATATCAACAACAGCTGCTCAAAAACTAATTATAGCAAAATTTTATAACCTAATTCCAATAGTAGAATCAGAAGATACATTAAAAAAACATATTGAAACTTTAACTCAATGGAGAAATGATTATAGTGTATATAAAAAAGATAAAACATTAAAACCTATAGAACTAGTTAATGATAGGTTTGAAATGCAAAATATTGGACAACCAATTCTATCAAAAAAATATCATAAAATACTACAACGTTATCAAGACTATGATACAGAACAAATTGTATTTAAAACTGTGACAAATAAAAGGTTTAAAATAGCACGAGATACAAAAGGTATACCACTAAAAAAAAAGAATGGTGAATTGAAAACTGAATCATATATGTCATCTGATATAAATGCAGTTAATTATGGTATTAATCATGCATATTTAGTTTCAAATATATTAAATTATAATACATATTCTAAAGCTGTCACAAGTGAAAAGTTATGTCTAAATAATTCTAATATTTCTGAATTTACTAGTTTTGTTCATAGTTTTAAATCATGTGTATTTTCAACTATATCTTTATTTTGGCAAATAATGGATTATATTAAAGGAGTGTCAAGAACAACCACAACTGAAACTGCCGAAGCATCATCTGGCGTTGTTTCTGGTGTTGTTTCTGGTGTTGTTCCTAGTGTTGGTTTAAGAAGGGGTGTTAAAAGTGCGGATTCAGGTGTTGTTTTAAGAAGGGGTGTTGAAGCAGTAGATTCATCCCCACAAATGATGCCATTAATAATAGATTTTAATTTTAATTTAGTTTATACTAATAGTGAATGGATATCTGAATCATCATTACCATTTCCACATATACAGAAATCTGACATACACCATCGTTATTTATTATTACAAAATAATGGATATACTGGAGAAAGTAGAACTAATCCTTATGAATTAAAAATAATTAATAATTTAACTATAAATGATAGAACAACATATGAAACATTTAATACTCTTAAATTAATTGAACCTTTATATTGTTACAAAACTAGATATAGTATTAATTATCGCCATGTTAGGTCTGATATTGATTATATGTTTACAGTTAAATATTTTGAAAGACTTAATGATTATATTCAACCTCAAATTATAATAGATACTCTTAATGAAAAATATAACATTCCAAGAAAATTAATCAAAAATCAAAATATTATAAATGAACTACAAGAAGTAAAAACATTTATTGAAGATTTTTTATATATACTTAGTGATAAAAGAAAAATTACTAAATTCGATTTTAGTTCTATACAAACAACAAAAATTAATCCTGTTATTAATAAATTGGATGATCCTGATATATATAATAAAGAAAGTATTGATGAAATAAAAAATTTAATAAAATCTTATTCAATAGAATCAATATTATTTTACGATCAATCATTACAAATGATTAATGAACATATTCAAAGTATAATTGATATTATGATAAAATCTATAAATGGTGGTGAAATTAATAGATTAAATGAACGATTATTTTTTAGAAAAGAGCATAGCCCTTATTTAATAAAGGATACAACACCAATTAGTGATACTTATACGACAAATATAAAAATAAATAACCAAGAACAAGCAAATATAAATTTATCAGAAAAAAATCAACAATTATTTTTAACAGTAGAAGAAATTTATAGTAAAGAACTATTTCCTGCATTACCTACATTACCTGAAAATGGTGTATCATTAAATAGTTTAATTACGAAATTAAATTCATCAGTTGAAGAATCAGTTTCTGCTGTTGCACCACAACCACAATTACAAGGTAATTGGCGCACAAGATTTGATGCTAGAAGTGTAGTTGCAGCAGATACACGTGCAGTTGCAGCAGATACTGGTGCAGTTGTAGCAGATACTGGTGTAGTTGTAGCAGATACTGGTGTAGTTGTAGCAGAGGCACGTGTTGCAACATCATCAAGAGACCAACAAACAATAAATATAGAAAGATATAAAACAAGATTAAACTATATTATAAATATAATAAATACAAAAGTATTAACTCCTGAATCAATCATAATATTAATGAAAGCTTTAGTTACTCTAGAAGAAGAAATTACTAATGAAAATAAACATAAACAAGAAACATGTTTTGCTCAAATGAGCAAATTTATTGAAGCACCTACATATCCTGATATTGATTTAAGATTTATGGATTGGGAACAAGATTTTACATATACGGATTGGGAACAATATAATAAAAGAAATGTTTTAAATGATATTGTATTAGAAACTACAGTAGATGAACCAGTATTAAGTTTTGATATAAAAACATTAAATGATGATAACATTCTTTTTTCAAAAACTAAACCTTCAAATATATTCAAACAACTAAAAAATGATACAGAAATTAAAGCTGATACATTAATAGAAAATATCAAAACTGTTTTTAATATGTTAAATGATGAATATGACAAAACAGATGAAAGAATGAGGGAACTTTTAGATTCATCCTATGATGCACCTGATAAATTTGATACTTTATCTGATAAAATACATAAAGAAAGACTAGAAGAAGAACGACTAGAAGAAGAACGACTAGAAGAAGAACGACTAGAAAAAGTCGAGGAAGAAAAACAATCAAAAAAAGACGCAGAAGAACAACAAAGAAGAGATGAAGAAACAGGTGGTGTTTCTTTTACTTCAGAAGAAATGGCAGCACAACGTGATAGAACAACACGCGCACAAATAATGGATGCAAAGAAAAGGGAAAGAGAAGCAAGAGATGCCGCAAAAACACTAAGAAAAGCGGAGAAAGCAGCAAGAGCAAAGAAAGCAGCAGAAGATGAAGCAGCATTACTAGGTTCATTAGAAACGCAAACAGAAACGGTGCCAAAACTAGAACAAGCTTTAACAGAAAAAACACAAGTGAAAACAACAGGTCAACAAAGTTTGAGTGCATTTGAGTCAGGATGTGGTGTTATTCTTTCTGACAGACGGGATAAAGAATCACGTGAGTTATTAGATGAACGAAAAAGTAAAAAGCACCGGCGGCCAGCACGTGATAGTAAATCAACTCCTTTAGATTCAGTTTCAAAAGCCACATCATCAGAAGGTATGAAAAGACCTTCAGAAGCTCTAATGGCACCACGTGTAGAACTTGATACAACACATGGTAATGTAAAAGATTCGTGGAATAATATTGAGGAAGCTAAGGAGGCTCGTGATACTGCTAAATTTAATTTTGAAAAAGCATATTTAGCTTATTATAAAAAAGATGTAGATGATAAAGTTTTAAAAAGAGCAGAAAGAGCATTAGAAGGTGATATATATGTGCTATATATAAAGTATAAAGGCATGATAGAAACAGTCAAAAGATTAAACAAACAATTTGCAAAGGCAACTTTACAAAAAGCAAATGAAGAAGCAGAAAAATCTGCTCGAAAATTAAAAAACAAAAAATCTAATAAAAGAAATAGATTTGTTGGTGGTTCATATAATAACATTGAACATCAGATAAAAATATTAAGTCCTTCATTAAAACTAAAGAACCAATATCTTAAATACAAAAATAAATATTTGAAATTAAAACAAAAATTGGAATCCAAATACACCGATATAAAATATACAATAGAGTATTAACTTATATAATTAACTTATATAATTATTATAAAAAATTGAATTCTTTATTTATAGGGATAATAACCATTAGATTATAATGGCTTATAAAACAAATTATATAAATGAGGGTTTTTATGTTAAAAACCAAGATGGAGAAGATGAGATTATTCAAATTCCATACAATTTGAATAATATCTTAATAAATGAAAATGATATTATTCAAATTTTAAATGAATATAATGTGACAGTTGGTAAAATTAATCATGTTAAATATTTTAGACAAGCATTTACTCATAAATCATATTGTAAGAAAGATATTTATCCACAACACATTTTAGATGCTGCTAAATATGAATTGGGAAATCCTGCTAATTTATTAATGCTTCAAGATGCTAGTTATGAGCGCCTTGAATATTTTGGTGATCGTGTTCTCAAAGTTATTGTTTCAATGTATTTATTTCATAGATATCCCAAACAAGATGAAGGTTTTATGACACGATTGCAAACTAAATTAGAAGATAAGAAAAATTTAGCAAGTATGTCAAAAGAGATTGGTCTTGGTAAATACTTTATTATTAGCAAACAAATTGAATTAATGAATGGTCGTAATTTAGAAAAAATCCATGAGGATGTTTTTGAGTCATTTGTTGGAGCATTATTTTTATCAAATGGTTTTGAACCGTGTATGTTTTTAATTATTAATTTGTTAGAAACTTTAATAGATTATTCTGAAAAACTATATTGTGATAATAATTATAAAGATCAACTATTAAGAATACATCATCAAAATAAATGGAAATTTCCACAATATGTTACTATCCATTTTGAAGGTCCTCCTCATAAAAGAAAATATATTATGGCTGTTGAAAAGCATGATAGCTCACCATCAGACCCTATTGAATCACGATGTGTAAGTTATGGTATTGGAACTTCTAAAAAAGAAGGTGAACAAAATGCAGCCAAAATGGCCTTAATCATATATGGAATTTTAAAACAAGACCAATATACACAATCTGATATTTATTATCCACCATGGGAAAAGATTGCAAAACTAAATAGTGATAAACCAGAATTTATTATTATTGATGATATAAAACCAGAATTTATAATTGATGATATTAAACCTGATATTATAATTGATGATATAAAAACAAAACCTGATATTATTATTGATGATATAAAAACAAAACCAGATATTATAATTGATGATATAAAAACAAAACCAGATATTATAAAAAAGAAAACAAATACAAATACTAAAAAAAATACAATTGCAAAAACAAAGAAAAATAGTAAAACAAAATCTAAATCTAAAAAAGTAATATATGATTCAGATGAATCATCTAATATGTCAATATTATCACAAAAATCATTATAAATATTAATATCAAATGCGTATTATTGATAAATAAAACCTTAATTTATCAATAATGACCGAACAAATTTCAAATATATTTTTTTCTAAAGATACTATTTCAGGATTAAATAAAATTTTATTACAACAATCAAATAATGCCAATATAAATCGTGATGGTAAACAAGAAATAATAAATATATTAATTAGAAATATGAAATCTATTTATAAGGCTTTAAACTTGAGCAAAATAAATACCAATAATTTTGATTCAGTTTTTGAACAATTTAAAAAACATTCTGTTCAAGAAGCTTTAATTGAAGTTAATAAAAGTAATATTTCAAATAACTATCAACAATCTTCTGCTGATCTTAAATTTACAAGAGATTTTACATCTAATCCAAATAATGGAAATCAATTAATGGCTAGACCTGAACCAACCAAAATGAATATTACTCAACCAAAACAAATAAAGAATTCCAATCAATATAGCGGATTTAGTAGTAATATGAATGAATATGATTCTAATTTGGATAATGTGTTTAAACCAATTGTTGATGAATCATCCTCAAATAATTTTTTTAATAATTATAATACAGGTAAAAGTCATGATTTAGCTTCTAAAATGGCTGAAATTCAAGATATGCGACAATCAGAGGCAAATGTAAGAAATAAACGTCCAACAACTCCAGACTTTTTAAAAGCACGTGAAACAAATCCAGATAGAGTAATAGATAGACCAACAGATAAAAAACCAATAAATATTAATCCTTCTCAATTTAATAATAATAATAATAATAATAATAATAGTATTAATAGTCTGGCTCATGATACTGGTGATAATTTATTTAGTTTAGATAATATTGATAAACCATTAATTGAAACTGAAATTATTGAAGATACTGCTAGTTTTGATGATAGATTAAAAAAATTACAATCAGAACGAGGCAATCCAAGTGCTATACAACCATCTCAATCATCTGGACATATTGATTTTACAAGTGATAAATTTATAATATCTGATAATATTGGTAGCAATTCCATACCTAAAAATACAAATAATAATCAACAACAACTTAATCAAGCTAGAGAACAACAAGCTAGAGAGCAACAAGCTAGAGAACAACAAATTCGAGAACAACAAAATCGAGAACAACAAGCTAGAGAACAACAAATTCAACAACAACAGATTAGAGAACAACAGATTAAAGAGCAACAAAATCAACAACAACAGATTAGAGAACAACAGATTAAAGAGCAACAAAATAAACAATTAATAGATCAACAATCAAGACAACAACTTGTAGAACAGCCTCTTAATAAGTATGCTGATTTAAAGAATTCATTAAAATCAGTAAATATTAATGTGTCAGATGATAAACAGTTAAAACAAATGAAACTATTAATTATATCATTAGAAAAAGAAAATACAGAATTGAAAGATAAATTGAAAGATAAATTAAATCAATTAAATGAATCTAATAGTTCAATTGATAAAATGTCAGAAATTAAACAACAAATAGCTGAGGAGTTTAAACAATTACAAATTAAGAATGATGAAATGGAATCTAAATTGACATCATTAAATTTACATCAAACCGAAATTTATAAAAAGGAGGCTGAAGTTAAACAATTAATTACTAATTATGATTATTTATTTAAATTGTCCCAATTACAATTAGAGGTTTCAAACAATGAAAATAAATCAAGTTATGTTTGGTCAATGGATACAATCAATAATGTAACTGGTATTAAATTAATGTCATATTCACTACCAATACCAAGATTTAATATAGAGGCAAATAAAAATAATATATTAGAGTTTAAAGTTAATGATGAACTTATAAAGATAGATATTCCAACAGGTAAATATACAATAGATGAATTAATATTTAAATTAAATACTAAAATAGAAACAATAAATTCAAACATAAAATTATCAATTAATAATGAACAATATGTTGTTATGACATCATCAGAACAAACTGATCAAATAGAAATTATTTTAACTGAATTAAGTAAAAATAATCTTGGCTTTGTTCAACCTTCATATTTGGATGATAATAAAAATACTATTATTGCAAATAAATTATGGGACTTGAGAATTGAGGATAAAGTATATTTATATTTAAATAATTTATCAGATGAAATACCATTTGGAATTCTTTATTTTAATTCCAACTCAATATGTCAATTTAAATTTGAAAAACCATTTAATCTTAGTGAATTAGAAATTGTTTTTAAAGATTCCAAAGGTAATTTATATAATTTTTATAATTTATCTCATTCATTAAGTTTTTTAATTGATAGAATTAATTAACATTTAATTAACATTTAATTAACATTTCTAAAATAGATTTTTCTATTAGCATTCATTTTATCGTCTTTTGTTATATTATTAATTATTGAATCAAATGATTCACCCTCTAATAATCTTATTATAAAGTTAACTGAATAAACACCACATTCCGAATTATTAAATTGATGTTGAATATTATTATATCTTATATCAAATCCACCACCTAATAAATTTTTAATATATTCATTAGAAATGTGTACTTTTGTTGAGGGTTCTTTATTAATAGTTTTTAATTTTTTAATAATATCATTAACTGGTAAGTTTTTGTTATATTTTTGCATATATAAATGTTTAGTAATTCTATTAATAAATTTACGAATTCTTTTTACGGGTGGTTTACCAACAGAATCAAAAAAATATACTTGATTTTTAATTAAATCAGTATAAAATGCAACCCAATGTGAGCCATCTTTATAATGTTCATCTAAATTAATAACCATTCCAATCTTTGTTTTACCATCTGCTTTAAACTCATTTAAATTAATATTAGCAATACCTAAAACAGGTAAGTCTTCAAAATCAACAGGGACAGCGCCTAAAAAAACAAAATCATCGTGCATTGCTTGATATTGTTCAATAACATCATTAATATTAGTAGTACTTAACCAGTCATATTTTTTGGAAGGTCCTTTTGGTCTAAATGTATTTGAATCAATTTCTTCATTTTCTAATTCTTTTACAATATCTAATCTTAACCAACATGTTTGTTCAGAACATTTGTCAGATAATTTTTTTTCAAGTTGTTCAACAATATTTGCTTTATCTTGATTAATATCTATTTTATTTTTTTTATTTTTTTTATTATAGTTTTCTGCAATTATTTTTAAAGATTCAAGTGTAAAACATGAACCATCCTTATATTTTTTACTAGGCGCACACTTTATTTCTGGTTCCAATTTTGATTTCATTATTTTAAATTAGATTTTTTTTTTAATTTTATGTAAATAATAATATCTACTTAATTAATATATGTCTACATTTGAAAAAAAATATTTAAAATATAAAACAAAATATTTAACTTTAAAATCACAAATTAATATTAACTCCTTTAAACAAACTGGTGGTTCAAAATCTATTTATGATGCAAATATATTAAACCTCACAAATCTTTCTGTAACCCCCTCAATGATGGAAATCTATGGATATGAGTTTAAAGGTGGTAGCAATAATAATGTAAATTATAAAGCACTTGTTAATTTATTAGATAAACCTAGTCTAATTGGAGGTGATGAAGACTCATCTGCCGTAACTACAACTGAATCACTTGCAGCAACTACTGAATCTGCGCCAACTGAATCATCCGCAGCTACTACTGAATCTGCGCCAACTGAATCATCCGCAGCTACTACTGAATCTGCGCCAACTGAATCTGCACCAACTGAATCTGCGCCAACTGAACCTACACCAACTGAAACACCAACTGCAGATACACCAACTGCAGATACACCAACTGCAGATACACCAACTGAAACACCAACTGCAGATACACCAACTGAATCTCCTATTGATGCAACAGGAGGTGGAAAAAGTAAAAAAGGCGCTAATAATAAATACTTTTTTGAAGAGTCTGATTTAAATACAACTTTAACAAGTGATAGTGATTTATCCTTAAACAGTGATTCAGATTAAATAATAATAAATTAATAATGAATACAATTTGTGGAAGAAAAGAAATTGATAATTTTATTATCACTGCTAATAATGATAATAAAAAAATAATGTTATATTTTGGTGCGCCATGGTGTGGACCATGTAAGCACTTAAAAAAAGAGTTAGATATTTGGCCGCCAATTATACAATTAAATGAGCTTTGTGTTGGATATATTGATATTGACGATGATCATAATTCTAAAATAGTTAATAATTATAAAATATCAATATTGCCAACACAAATTTTTATTAAATTAGTTGATAATAAAATAATAGAAATATCACGAATTGAAGGGTATGATTTTATAAAATTAGAAATGGAATATGCCAAATTATAAATATGCCAAATTATAAACTTAATGACTAATCCATAAGTTGTTAATTAAGGTATATATTTTAAAATCATCAGTTATAATTAATGTTCCATTTTCTTTTGATTCATTTAAATTAATAATTAATTTATTGCCATCAAAATAATTTTCAAGTAATTGTAAATTGCCATTAGATACACTCCATGCTTTATTTTCATAATAATTATTATCTGATAAACTTATATAATAGTTACCATTTACTAGAGCCGAATCAGTACCCTTAAAATTATATTGATATAATTTATTATCAAGTATATAAAAATCATTTGGTATTATTTTAGTTGTTTGATAATTATTTGCAATAATAGGTGTTGTTAATGGAAAAATATTTAAATTAAGTTTATCTATTTTATCTGGTTTATCTATTTTATCTGGTTTATCTAGTTTAGTTGAACTAATTATATCTATATTATTAGTGGATGATTTTATAAATTTATTTTTTGCAAAAAATTGATAATATTTGAGCATTATATAAAAATCCTAGATATTTTTTTTAAAATAAATGCAAAAAAATTGATAATTAAATTATTTAATAACTATAAATTATAGTTATTAATTAAATGGAATCTAAATTTACTATTAATAGTATTAAAATTTTAAGTAGCTGGGGGTATAAGTTATCTTCTAATACTGACTGCACAATTTGTCGTTGTAGTTTAGATGGTCAAAGCATATATAATCAAGAAAAAGGTGTTGATTCGATTATTACACGTGGAACATGTGGACATTCATTTCATGAAGAATGTATTAAACCATGGATTACAATAAATAATCATTGCCCTATCTGTTCCGCTGAATGGTCATTAAAAAAATGATTTAAAATCAAAATGATTTAGAATCAAACTGATTTAAAATCTAAAATACTTTTATTTATTAAATATGCAAACAAAATGTATTCAAGATATAGAGATTGGATTAGATGAGGCTGGAAGAGGTCCATTAATTGGTCGTGTTTATGCGGGGGCTGTTATCTGGGGAGAAAATACGCCTAATTGTCTTTTGATAAAAGATTCTAAAAAGTTATCACCAAAAAAAAGAGCTCAGGCGCTTTCATGGATTAAATTAAATGTTCAGGCGTGGGGTGTTGGTTGGGCCGAACCTAATGAAATAGACGATATAAATATTTTAGAAGCGACTAAATTAGCAATGTTAAGAGCGATTGAAAATTTAAAAACTAATTTTGTTTTATATAAAGATTGTAGAATTTTAATAATAGATGGTCTTGGTTGGGAAAAGAAATTTCCTGATTATAATACTAAATCAGTTGTTAAGGGTGATTCAACTTATTTATCTATTGCTGCAAGTTCTATTATAGCAAAAGAATATCATGATGAATATATTAAACAATTATGTTTAGATAATCCAGAACTTGATATCAAATACAATTTAATAAATAATATGGGGTATGGAACTAAATTACATTTAGAAGGTATTCAAAAATATGGTCCATGTATTTTTCACCGAAAATCATTCAATCCAATTAGAGATATGCTAAAATTAACCAATTTTGAATAATATTAATCAATATTAATCAATAAAATCACATGTATTATTATTTTCAATATTTGTTTCATCTACATTGTCTTCAATATTATCACAACTTGATATTAAAGTTGTTTCATTTACAATAACATTTTCTTTTACTTTAATTATTTTTATTTCAAATCCCATTTTATTATATAATTTTCTTCTACAATAGCCTTGTCTAATAAAACATGGTAATTGATCTGTAAAATCATAAATTGTTGGTCTAATATCAGGTAGTATTTTTCTAATAACTCTTCCAACTGCTTGTTCAACTTCTTTTCTTGAGGTTACCATAAATAGAGTATTTAAATCGGGAATATCAAGAGCTTCTGAGGCCATACCATAAGATGCAAATATAACTTGAGCTAATTCAGCAATTTTTAATGTTTTTTGTTTCATACCCCCAACATAAAAATCAGATGTAGTTATTTCTTTTTTATCGAGCCTTATTTTTAATGTTTGTAGATGTTTAATTCTATCGGACAAAATTAAAACTTTTCTATTTGGTGTTTGTATAACTTCTTCTAACATACTAATTATAAATTTATTTCTTCGGCCAATTGATGTTATTTTATTAATTGTTTTGGGTCTATTAATATCACCTGTATACATTTTATATTCTTTAAACTTTTCATGTATAATGTCATAATTTATAATATTTACTAATACATTATTATTTGTAACAATTTCAGTTTTATGCATAATATCACCAAAAAACCAATATAATATTTTCTCTAATTTATCTGCACGTTTTGGTGTTGCACTTAAACCTATTGTTATTTTAGCTGCAATTAAAGGGAGGGCCTTTGAAAAGTATTGTGATGGTGCATGATGTGCTTCATCAAAAATTACCAATCCAAAATCCCTAAATATTTCTAATGAATATTTATCCTTAGCAATTGACTGCAACATTCCAATTACTATATCTTTGTTATCAATATCTATTTTGTTTTGTTGGATTATTCCAATTGATGCATCTGTAAATTGTTCCGCCCGCTCTTTCCATTGATTTAATAAAAATGTTTTGTGAACAATAACAAGAGTTTTTACTTTAAATATTGATGCTAAATATAATGCAAGAACAGTTTTACCAGCAGCACAAGGTAAACATAAAACACCTCCATGATGTTCTTTTAAATGTGGAATTATTTTATCTGCAATTTCTTTTTGGGCTGGTCTTAATTCTCCATTAAATTTTATTTTAATTTTTTGACCTTTTATTTCTTTATTAAGTTCTGCTAATCCAAACTTTTTAATACCATAATATTTAGGAACAGAAATATATTCATCATTTTCTTGATATACTGGAAATCGGGTATCTACTTTATTTTTAACAAATGAGTATGGATTATATGGTTCTACTAATAGCTCTATTTTAGCTGAATCAATCAGCTGCTTATATTTATCAATTTTAGGTATAAGATATCCTTCTTTACAAAGTATTGTTTCGGTCATTATTATGTATATTATAAATAATTTAAATTTAGTTTTTAAATTTCAATATTTATAAAATTTCAATATTTATAAAATGTTTAAGATTTTTTTTATATGTTATAATATAATGGCGTCCGTTAACCAAATGTCAAATTATGTTAGTACCGTTTTAAATACTATTGAGAAAAATACACTTTTAACTTCTATTTTAGGAATTTTCTTAGTTCTATATGCAAGTATGGCTGCTCCTAAATTGCCAAAGTCTATAGCTAAAGTTTTTGATAATTCTGCAGTTAAACTTGTGTTTATGTTTATGATTGCATATATGTCCACTAAAGATCCTGCTACATCTATTATTGCAGCAGTCGCTTTATTAGTTACTATTCAAACTTTAACAGCACGAAACAAAATAATTAATAGTGTTAATAATATTAAAAATAAAGAAAAGTTTTCTAAAGAATCTAAAAATGATTCTGATGATGATTCTGATGATGATTCTGATGATGATTCTGAAAATGATTCTAAACCAACAATGACAACAATGCCAAGTGAAACAACAATGCCAACAATGACAACAATGCCTTCTATGCCTGTTATGCCTATTGTGCCTACAATGACAACAATGCCTAGTATGACAACAATGCCTAGTATGACAACAATGCCTAGTATGACTACAATGCCTAGTATGACTACAATGCCTAGTATGACTACAATGCCTAGTATGACTACAATGCCTAGTGAGACTACAATGCCAAGTGAGACTACAATGCCAAGTGAGACTACAATGCCTACTATGACATTAAATCCAACTAATAAACCATCGGGTGAACCACAACCATACTCAACTGATGATTTAAATGGAGAAGTATCATTTAGCACCCCAACACCAACTTATACATCATCTTCTACTTCAACTCCAACACCAACAACTAATAATAATTGTAATGCAAAGTTTGAATTAAGTGGATATGAAGGCAGTGATTATGCGAACTATTAAAAAGTAAAATAATATAAAAATGGCATAAAATAATATATTATAAAAATAATATATTATTTTTATATTGTATTATATACACAACTAAAATGTCAAAATATGAACATGTTGAATATGCGCACAAACAAATGAATGATCATATTAATGATATTTATAAATTTGATAAACAATTTAAAAATAAATGCTCAAAAAAAGCACTTGAAAAACATTTTAATAATGATATGTTTGGTGATATTAATGATGAAGTTCTTGAAAGTATTTTTAAATCACAACCAGATGAATTACCAGCCGTAGAAAGAATTATTGTTATTGGTGATATTCACGGTGATTTAAAAATGGCTCATGAATTATTAAAAGTTGGTAGATTAATTGATGATAATGGAAACTGGACTGGTGGTAATACAGTTGTTGTTCAAGTTGGCGATCAAGTTGATAGATGCCGATATAGTGGAATACCTTGTAATGAAAAAGCAGCAACAGCAAATGATGAAGGTAATGATTGGGCAATAATAAAATACTTTACTAAATTAAATTATCAAGCATCTAAAAAAGGCGGTGCTGTATATTCTTTATTAGGTAATCATGAATTAATGAATGTAAATGGTGATTTTAGATATGTTTCTTACGAGGGCATTAATGAATTTAGTAAAAGTGGTCAATATTATAAAGATAGTAAAGAACCAATAGTATCGAATAGTAATCATGCAAGACGAAATGCATTTGAACCAGGCAATCCAATAGCTGATTTTTTAGGTTGTACACGTAAAGTAGCATTAAAGATTGGTACAAATTTATTTGCACATGCTGGTGTTCTTCCATCAGTTGCTGAAAAATATTCAATAAAAAGTATAAATGAAATTATGAGTTTATACTTATGGAAAATAATTAAATCTAAAAATGATTTTGAAGAAATATTATCAACACATGATCATTCACCATTATGGAATCGTGTTTATGGAAACATTGGTGTTAATAAATATAAAACCGATGGTATAAATGATGATAATGAATGTGATGAACATTTATCACCGCTTGATACAATTTATAAAGTAGATAAAATATATGTTGGTCATACACCATTATTACAACATGGTATTGGTTCAGCATGTAATGATAGATTATGGTTAACAGATTTTGGTGCATCACAAGCATTTGATAAATTTGATAAATATTTGCGTAGTGATGTTAGAGAAGCACAAGTATTAGAAATTATAGAAAAAGATGGTAAAAAAACAACCAAAATTTTAAAAAAATAAAAAAAGTTATTATTTAGGTAGCATTTGTTTGTAGTGTGCCATATTAGCATTAAAATGTTCTATGCCTTTTTTAGAAATAGACACGGAATCAAGATTAGGGTATTTTTCTTTCATGTCTTTTTGAACAGCACCTGCAACTTTGGCAGCTTTAGGACCATTTGAAACACCTAATTTTTCAGCAACATGTTTTTTAAGGTCTAAGAATGCTTGAAAGCCAGCATTAACACCACCATCTAAATCTTTTGATGATTTCTTAGATGATTTCTTAGATGATTTCTTAGATGATTTCTTAGATGATTTCTTTTTTTTAGCACCACCTGCTTGTTTGGCGATTAAAGACATGTTAACAGATGAAGTTTCTGAAAGATTATTTGAATTAAAATTAGTTGCATCAAAAATAGAAGTTGCAGATTCAGAATTAATATTGGTAGGAAGTAATGGTAAATCTGTTGTAGTATTTGAGGCAAGATCAAAAAATTCTGTCATAGATTTGTTATTGAGTTTAACATTAACATCAACACCTTGAGATTTAAGATTCATGAAAAACTTTTTAATATCATTTACTTCTTTATTGGAATTTGAAGTAGACATAATGTTTTGATTATAATTAGAACCACCATTTTGACTAAGTATGGAGTGTAGTTGTTGTTCTAAACTGTTGGTTGAAGTTTCAGAATCACCTAGTTGATTTGCAGAACTTGACTCAGATGTAAGCATTGAAATAAGTTTATTTACATCTTTTAATGAATTAGATGCACCACCATGCTGTCCAAATGTTAATGATGATGTTGCAGAAAATGCACCTCCACCATTTTGTCCAAAAGTCATTGTAGATGTTGCAGAAAATGCACCTCCTCCATTTTGTCTAAAATTGACTGAGGATGTTGCAGATAATGGTTCATCATTATTATTGCCATATGCAGATGATGTTGCAGATAATGGAGTTTCGTCACCACTACGTGTAAAGGCAAATGACATACCGCCATGTTGTTTAGTTTGATTTGCAATATCAACAATATTAATCCATTTTGGTAATGATACATTTGATACATTTGATTCAGTTGCTGTATCAAAAATCTCGTTTAACTCATTCTTTAAGAATATATTAGACATACTTATATATATTAATTTAGAAATTAAAACTTAAAATAAAATTTAAAATATGTTTTTTATTATATTATTTTTTATCCATTCTATATTAATATATAATAAATGTATGTTAATCAAGTTGATGATTTATTTGATGGAATTTTAAATAAATTTAATGATTTTTTAATAAAAGAAGGTGCCTTTAAAAAACTAAACACAGATATAAATTTTGTTAAATATCAAAATGATATTTTATTATTAATAAAAAAATTTATAGAGTCCATACCACAAAAAGATATTATAGAAGTTATTAAAAATCCTTCTTATTATGAATCAATCTTAAATATTATTAAAAGATATTGCGCATTTTATATTTATTTAGGAATTAGTTATTATTATCAAGGCACACGGGATTTATATATAACTAATATTATTGAAGCTAGTAAATATCAAAAAGATGCTACTTTTCAAATAACTAATTTTTTTAATAGTGAAAACAATGCAAAAATTATTATATTTTATAATGATATTAAAAACTTTATATCATTACTCCAATATAAAACAATAGACAAACTCAAAATTATATTACAAAATAATACAGTAAAATATGAATCAACAATTTTATTATTTAATGATTTGGGTGAAGATTATATTACTGAATATTTCTTAATTAATGATAATTTTCACAATATTATTAAAGCATTAATTTTTAAACAAATCTATTTGAAAGAAGAAAAAAATGAAATTATAAATATGTTAAATCAACAAGAAAAAGATAATGCTGAATATAAATATATTGAAATTGTGGTATCTAATGAAAAAAAGATAGTTGATTTTAATATTATACAAAAATTTTTAAATGTTGAACAATTACGTTCGGGGCTTGCAGAAGAAATTTATAATTATTTAGAAGAATCAAGAGACACAAAAGAATTTATTATAAAAGAAAGTAATGACTTTATTAATTATTTAATTACTAATAAAGTAGTAATCCCTATTACTGAAGACTTATTGCGTTTTCATAAAGATTCTGAAAAATATGACCCCGAAAGTTTAGTTGAAACATCTAATATTAAAGATAGAGATGCAACAAAAATAAAATATATTATTAGTAAAATGAATAATGTTCGAAATTATTATTCAGCTTTACTTGATAAAAATCCAAAATTAAAATTAGAAACTGAGAAACTATTTTATGAAGCTGGTAAATCACGTATGGTTGTATTATATAATAATGATGAAGAAATTAAAATTATTCAAAAATTACAAATATCAGAAAATGCCGCAGATTATGATTTATTAATTGATTTAGGAAATATTAGAAAATATGCTTATGTTAACTTTAAAAACTTTTCACGAGATGGTATCAAAATTAGACCCCCTAAAACTATCAATGCTATTCGTTCCACAAATATTAATAGCAAAATGTCTGATAAAAAAACACCCGTCGAACTACGCATTGGACACGATAATATAGATATGAATATGATAGGTATTGCATGGAACCCATCAAGAATGGCATTAGATTGTTTTATGCCAAAGGATTTATTAGATGTTCGAAAAATTACACATGATGAGAATGGTTACAATGCTTTTATTAAAACAATGGAAAAAACATTTAGTTCAAAATCAAAGCAATTATATTTTTGGTTATTTAATAATTTAAAAGATAAACCAAAATTGGATTCTTATATTGACTATAGTATGACTGATGCTCAGCACAATATAAAAATTATGATTAGTCAGATATATTTAAATTACATTCAGATGATTAAAAATCATTTGGACACTTATTTGAATAGTATAACAGATATTACATTATGGGATTTCTATAATATATTAAAAGCCTATACGACAAAATATTTTAATTTTACTTTAACCCCTGAAATAAAAAATCAATTATATGAAAAAGTAATAATTGATAAAATAGTAGAATTAGAAATTGTTCCTGATGATGTCGATTCAATGATTCCAGGGCAACGTGAAAAATTAATTATATTACCTATTTATAAACCAACCAAAACAAATCTTAATATAATAGTTTTAGGAAAAGAAGAAATTGATGTATCATTAGAAATGTCCGGTCTTAACATACCCATTTGTAATCACTATGTTAAATGGCGAAATATTAGTAGAATGTCCAAGAAAACTGATGATTTTAATCAAGCAGTTTTTGATTTTGTTAAACAATATATTAAATTAAATTCACGTGGTGAATATATATGTAAAAGTTGTAATGAAGTTGCTCAAATTCAAAAATATGTTGTCGAAGGCACCTATATTGAAGAACTAGATACATTTTTAACTACATCATTTGCTGTTAATCAACGATTAGAAGATATACCTAAATATAGCAAATATATGAGAGCAATACGAAATATTGAAAAGAATATTGAAAAATTTGCTGGTTCTATGGATATTTTAGCTTATTTAGGTAATACACCAGTCACAAAGTTGAAAAGAAAAATGGCTATTAAAGATATTATCGATATTATTTTAATTCACACTGACTGGATTAAAAAACAACCAAAAAATAGAACAGAAATAGTTGCACGAAATTATGGTATAAATAAGGATTTGACTAATCTATTCTTTTTTGAACTCAAAGATGATATTTTCTTAACCAGTTCCACAGATACTGATTATTATAAAATTATTAAATATAATAATATTATGGCATATTTAATTGTTATCATTATTACTGACCTAAATGCTGGACAAATATTAAGTTTAAGAGAAGACAAACATTTTAATTATTTTTTATTTGAAAAAATAGGAAATAGTTTATTTAATAATATATATTTGAGAGTAAACCAGAAAGAAAAGATTTCATTAAACAAATTGCCATTATTTGCATTTGTTATATATTATTTGAGTGGTATTATGGTTCAAAATAGATTATGGTTATATAATGACACTAATATTGCGCCTAAAGATAAACCTATATTTTTGAAAGATATTCAAACTACAATTATTCACACCATTATAGATTTAATTAATACTCTAATGGAAGCAAGCTTTGAAGAAAATATTAATTTCTTATATGCAATTATTTCAACACGTATTAACATTAAAATAACACATACATATAACGATGAACAATTATTAAAACGTGTTCAAATAAATTCTATGAAAAATATTAGATTTGATGAAACTACTAAAAAAGTTACATTTTTAACAAAAAAAATTAATTTGATTAATTTAGATTTGGAGTTTAAAGAAGCACCGACACAATTTGAAACATGTGATTTGAAAGTTTTAACAATTAACAAAATACCCATTAAAAAAGATAAAAATAATATTGACATTTTAACAAATTGTTCTGATGGTAAATTTCATTCATGGGTGTTTAAATCTAATGACCTAATATGTTCCAAATGTTCTAAATCATATAATGAACTAATTAAATTAATTAATCAAACTAGCACCGAAAAACCAACCGATGATTATCTTGATAAATTAAAAATTATTAATCTTAATAAATTATCTAAAAAATATTGTATAAGTGGTGATACCCATGATATTGATGTATCTGGTATCTGTTCTAAATGTAATAAAAATGTAGCTGTATGGGTTCCAAATGATAAAGAACTAAAACAATTAGAAAAAAATATAGATATTAAAACTAATGAATTATCAATTTACCAGATTAATAAAATGAGACAATATGAAGAAAACCTTAAAGTAGAAGAAGATAAAACCAAAAAAATATTAAACAAATTATTTAAGCGCTATGAAAAATTAACAGATAATAAATTTGAAAATTATATTATTGATTTTGTTGATAGATTAAGTAAAATATTAGGAAATAAAATTAAAGTAAATGATAAAGTTATCTATCTTAAAGAAACAGTTTATATTATTGACCATGATTACTTTGGTAATCAAATTAAAGTACCTCATACTATATTGTCATCTGATGATAAAATTCAATTAGCTTCAATGCATCCATCATTTAAGAAAGATGTTATTTATTATAAAGATAATGCTAATAAAGTGTATGTATATTATGATTCAATTACTTTACAATATTTAGGTTATTCTGATGATAATAGAAATATTAAAAAGTCCCGTGTTAATGTGGCAATGACAATAGAATTATCTATTAAAGATTGTATATGGTATTTGGGTTATGAAAATCAATATTTTAATATTTATCATATTGATAAAGATTATCAAAAAGAAATGCCTACAAATTTTAATATTGAATCAAAAGATGTTATACTAAAGATAATTAGAAATAGAATAAATAATTTAAAACAAATTATTACACGCACACAATCTATCATCCACAATATCCGCAATAGTGGTAGTGTTTCATCAATGTATAATATTGAAGAAAAAGAGATTGTTAACGAATTTACCAAAAAATTAAAACAATTTAATATTAAAGATGATACAAATCATAATAATATATTTAAACATTATAAATATATATTAACAAAATTACAATTAAATTATAACATTCCAGAGAATCTTGTTATTGACCTTAATAAAAATTATTTAGATGTTAACAAACTAAACTTGTTATCAAATATTGATACTAAATTAATATTTTATTTAATATATAATTTTAACAAATTATTAGACTATAATAAACAACCTGTTATTGAATCTGAATTAGCACACCTACTAATCAAAATTATCAAATACCTTTTCAATCTATATTATAGACCATATTCTAATTATGATGTTCGCAAATTTGATTTTTTGTTATTAAATGAAACACCTTATATTGATGAAACACTCAAAGTTGTTGGACATTATCAAGAATTATTAACACAACAAGAAATTGATGATCCTACAGTCAAAGATGAAAAATATTCTGCAGATGAAGCCAATAATTCATTAGATATTGATGATTATGAACAAAATGATGATATAGATGAGGCCGCTGAAGCATTAGATGGTTTTGAAGAATAATTTAATTTAATTTAATTTATTATATATTGTTATATATATGAGACTTTTACATATTTTTATGGTTTGTTTAATGATAATTATTATTGGGGTGTTTATTAAAACATCTTAAAATAAAGAAAAAATGATACTACAAACTATAATGATTCAATTAATATATGGAGTATTGTGACACCTAATACTATACGTGTAGAACCACCACCTGAAACTCGTCCTCCCGTATACTCTGGATACTTTTATGGATCAACAACAGCAACGCCTTATGTATGTAAACCATCTTTCTTAAGGAGATGTTGATATTATAATACATTTTATAAAAAACTTTATTTTTTATAAAATTACTTTATTCGTAATAATTAATTAAAAATAATATCTAAGTAATAAAAATACAGTTATAACATGAATTTAATTAATACAATTTTAATCTTGACAATATCACTAGTTCTAATTAATCACTTAACAAATGGTGAAATTATTAATAGAATTAAAAGTTGTTTTTTTACATGTCGAACTCAAGTTGAAAAAATGACAGGAACAAACCGCCATGGGACCAATGTATGTCTGGCATCAGACAACAATTTGGATAATAATTTGGATAATAATTTAAAGATTTATCAAAATCTTTACCAAATAATTAATCAAGTAGTAACACCTAATGTTAATCTTTATGAATTATCAAATAGTAGAAATAAAAAAGTGCTCATAAATGATGCTATTAAAAAAACTTTAGTTGATGCTATAACTGAAGTATTTAATTATGGAAAAATTAAATTTACAGATATTGTTATATTAAATGAGTCTTTTTATTATTATGACAATCCATATGGTAAAGATATTGAACCTTTTAATTTTTCTGCAAACATATCTTATAAACAAAAACCTATTGGTTCTGTAATTATTAATATTCAAAGTTTTCTACAAAAGAATAATAATATAAATCCTGAATTAGGATTAACAAATGCATTTACTATTTTAAGAGCGCGCTTAATTAAAAGAATCAATTCAGACAACCCAATAAAACCAAATACAATAAAACCAGATACAATTAAACCAAATACTTCAAAACGCCTTGATCCAAATGAACATATAATTAGCAAAATAGAACAACAAGCATTGAACACTAATGTAGAATTAACTAAAAAAATGACAGATTCTTTTAATGATCATTTTGTTAATAGGTCAGATTGTGATGACTTATTTATTAAACCATCATCTCAACATCAAACAGCAGAATTTGAAAATGATACAGAAAATAGTTTAATACCTAGTATTATAAATATAACACCATACGAAGAACAATCAGATTTAGAATATAAAAATATTTAATTTTATTTAATTTAATTTAATTTTATTTAATTTAATTTATATAGTTAAATATATATGAAAAAATTAGTTATTTTTATAATAATTTATGTTATTATTGCATTATTTGTATTTAGTACTAAAACTAATAATATAAAAGAAAAAATGACAAATTATGCTCCTGTACCAGTAGCACAACCAGTTCTAACAACAGATTATGTAAACATTGGCTGTTATAATACTTATATTAATACAAATACTTTGGCAATACCAAACTGGAAAGGATATGTAGAAAATATAGATACTGCAAAAACAATGGCTCTATCTGAGATGAAACCTATATTTGGTCTTCAAAGTAGTAGTAGTTTATTCTTTGGCACTGACCTTACTGAAGCTACTACAACTAAAGTTAATGATCCAATATGCTCATCTGCTAGTGTCGCCCTAAATAGTGTATGGGTTAATAGAAAATTATTATCAGACGCTGATAAAATAAAATATGATAGTATAGTAGCACAACCAGTCCTATCAACAGATTATGTAAAGATTGGCTGTTATAATACTTTGGAAATACCAATACCAGATGGATTCGTAAATGATGTAGAGGAGGCAAAAAGAGCGGCTGAAAAATATAAAACACCTATGTTTGGTCTTCAAGATAGTAGTTTTCTAGGTAAAAGTTACATTTACGTTGGCACTAACTTTACTAATGCTACTAAAACTAAAGTTGATGATTCAAAATGCTCATCTGGTTTAGATGGTTCCCCCAAAAAAAATGTATGGGTTTATAAAAAATAAATAAAGGCCAATCAAATAAATATAATAATATAGTAGCACAATCAGTAGCACGACGAGTAGCACAATCAGTAGCACGACGAGTAGCACAATCAGTACACTAATATTTCCTATAATCTAAATAAATATAGATGTATAAATATAGATGTATAAATATAGATGTATAAATATAGATGTATAAATATAGATGTATAAATATATTTAATTTTATTAAATTTAATTTTATTTAATTTAATTTTATTTAATTTAATTTATATAGTTAAATATATATGAAAAAATTAGTTATTTTTATAATAATTTATGCCATTATTGCATTATTAGTATTTAGTACTAAAACTAATAATATAAAAG